ACATTCTAAGTTCCGTGGATGGATTGAATTCAAATATAAATGGAATTGCTGCAGTCCACTACAAAGGCTTTTCTTAGGAGATATGAAAGCTAAACACGATGTCGCTATGTGCTGTAGATTTCTACCCAGTTTAGGAAGAGTAACCTTTGAAGATGAGTTGAATGATATACACCATCAATTTGAAATCATTGAAATGGAATTTCTTAGTAGTGATAAAGACCGAGGTGAATCGTTGTTGGATCATTGTGCATTAGCCTGGAAGAAGATGCAATGTCAAGTACATTGAATAATTGGAAGCCTGAATGGTATGATGTAATGTTGTCCGCTGCATATTCTTTGGTACGATATGGATTCGATGTTGATGAATTAATTAATCACGCATGGTTAGATTCGATTAGACGAATGGATTTAGATTCATCGATGTCATATATTTATCGAATAGCTACCAGATCTATGAACCAATATATCGTTGGTGGGCATAAGAGGAGAACTCGCAATATCGCAGAGTTAGAATTTAAATTAAGAATTAGAACTATTGATGGTTTTGATTTCGTGAGGAATGATTACTGTTATTCATATGATGACGTTGATGAGATATTAGTTGTTCTTAGAAAGCTGCCTATACGAACTCAAGAAATTATTGTTTTGAAACTACAAGGGATGTACTTTAAAGATATAGGTAAAAAATATTGTATCTGTGAAGCTAGGGCCCATCAAATATTTTATGAAGGATTACATGGAGTAAGAAATGAAACAGATTAGTTTAACACAAGGACAGTTTGCAACTGTTGATGATGAAGACTTTGAATGGTTGAACCAATGGACGTGGTGGGCTGTTCTCAGCAGCAGTAATACTTATTCTGCAAAGAGATTAGGTGTATCTATGCATCGCCAAATCTTAGGTTTAAAACCTGGTGATAGACGTAGAGCTGAACATATTAACAGAGATAAATTAGATAATAGAAGAAGTAATTTGAAAATTGTTTCGACGAGACGAAGTAGGTTGAAAGATTTATGCGACAAATACGTTTAAACAAGATATGTTAGCACTTTTCAAGTATTTAAGGTGAATTAAACTAGTTGGTTTAAATTTCAACCAACTAGTTGGTAACTGATAATTGAGAGCTACTTTTTGAAAAGGCCATAGACCCTCTGAGATTATCTTATCTTTCCGGATGTCACTACCCTTATTAGCCTAATAATGACTACAACTATCTATAACTAATACCATAGCGTTTTTAAAAGCTTATAAACAAAGGACTTAGAGATAGATACTCACAGAGGGGTCTATGGCCTATCCCGGGACGACTTTACATTATCAGTTACCAACTACTTTGTAGAAATTTAAACTAACGAGTTTAATCAGGTGTTTTATGGTAGATACATATAAAAAAATGTTTCAAGATGCTCGTAACACGATTGATAAGAAAGATGAAAAACCAAGAGTCGTTAGAAAAGAATGGGATGAATCGTGGAATGAGTACATAAAACGTAATCGTGATTCCAGTAGACTGATATTATTGTCAAGGCTTAATCCTTCGAATCGTTGTCCGTTGTGCGAGAAAGTAAAAGTGAAATCGCGTCAATGGGTCATTTTAAAAGCGATCCAAATTAGAATCATTGGACATCGTGTCGTGTGCAAAAGTTGTTACATGAAAAGAGATAGGAGCAAAGAACTATGAAAGAAGATCCTAAAGTCACTGATTTTCGAACCCGTATTTCAAATCTCGATAATGATCAGCAGCATTGGTTGATTGATTTATTATTACAAAGAGCCTATGAAGACTTAGATGAAAAATCTCTAAGTGAGATACATGAAACGATTACTGAGATTATTTATCCAGAAATCATTGGGACACTAATGAAAGTAAAGGTTTTACAAAAGGACAAAGAGCTATGAAAGCAATTGTAAAATCCATTGGATCAAAGTATTCTTATTTTGATTATGCGTTCAAGGTTGGTGAAGAATTCAACGTATCAGCGTTCTCTGAAATAAAAGATATAAAACTTGGAAGGATGTTCAAAATCTGTGTACCTGGAATCGGAACAGAATTATTCTGGGAAAATAATTGCAACGAACTTGGTGGTGGCAATTGGGAGTTGGTAGAATGAGTTCAACGTACATCACAGCATATGAATTAGAAAAAGCCTTTGTAGTAACAAACGACGCTCAATTAAAACGATATATTCAAGCTGCTGTGAGTAAATGTCATGCGATCAAAGTTCTTGGTCTCGTGATCGAAGACTCGTTGGTAGTTAAAAGGATTAAGGAGTTGGCAAAATGAATAATTACAAGGTAACTTGGATAGTGAATGGACATGCGCAGGTTGAATCGGTGACTGCTGAGAATCCTGCGCATGCATGCACAAAGATTTCAGAGATACATGGTATTCCTTCTGATACGATTACTAGAATCACTATAACAGAAGACATCGTCTGTGACTACTGTAAGACAACGAACAATGCACATCATTCTGCTGCATGCGTTGATCGAAATCATTTGCTTAATCGTCAAGACAATGCAGTGAGAGAAGTGTGCAATGCATTCAGTATGGTTGATATCAGTGGTTTGGGATTAGTATCTAAGAAGAAACTAACTTTTAGAGAATTCTACCTTAACAGCTATTCTGAACATTTTAATCCATCACCGAATATGGAAGCATTAGTACGATGGATCGAAGAAACCTTCTTAAACTAATTCGTAGGAGCAACGAATTATGAGTTACGGAACAAAAGAAGACTATGCCATGGGTAATCTACTTGCAGTGATCCACGGTGACGGTGGCCACTATCAAGGTGAGCATGGTACGTTGAAAGCCATTGAGGACGCTGAGAAGAAAGTTGTTGCAATGAAAGTTCTGATCAATGAACACGGACCAACGAAGCTTGTAACTAACACACTTACAACCACTGATTGGTTTGGCATGAACTGCGAGCATCAGATCAATCAATTCGATGTTAATGGAGATCGTGCAATAACGTTCTGCAATCACAAAGACAACTGTTCAGCATGCGAAGGTAATTGCTACAAAGAGAATTGTCCACTGAGTCTAAGTACATAGAAAGGCAAATCATAATGGGATATCAAAGAAGAATAAAGAAAGACATGATGTGTGCCAACGGACACAAAACAAAGAAGACGATTCCTGTGTCCGGAGGTTATAAATCGATCAGTACATTGAAAGGCATTCAGTTGGTAGTGACAGTGAATCAAAAGGAAGGTAAGAACAATGGGATGTAAATTAGCAAAAAGTCATAAATATGGTGAAGGGATGTGTCCTAAATGTGGACTCATGCGAGCACTGAACAAATATAATACACTACAGAAGCATACCAGATTCACACTCTATAAAGGAATGAAAAACTGGTTGATATCGTGTGAGGGTTCGAACAAAGCCCCAGTGGAAAGGAAGCAATGATGATTCATAGAATCTATTTAACATATGCGTTATTGTGTATGTGTTCTGCACTCTTAGATTACTGGACTGTAAAGTATACTAAGCGTGATCAAAGTGTCTACAACACTATCTGTAAGATGATCGCTGTATTAGTAATTATTACACCAATGTACTTAATGTATTTAATATGGAGCGTCAGATTATGAACCGAAGACAATTTCTACAAAGTACCTTAGTGACATTGATCGCACCAGCGTTGCTCATAGTGTCAGTGGGTGCTATGGTTAATAGACTTCCAGCACCAACAGCAACACCAACTGAATGGACGAAAGATTTTTCTGTGGCAATGTAAGAACTTCAAAGAAAACACTCATCCTGATGATTTTGAATTTCTAATTGATCATCCACTAAGAATAAACGGGCCAATAAAAGGAATCGCTCCAGGATCATTACGCATTAATGGAAGGACTGTGTAATTATGAGCGAAGAAACCACCATGCCGATACAACCGATCAAAGATAATAGGTTTATTCCTAATCGTATTGTTGAAAAGTTGTTGGAGAATGCATTGATTGATATGAATGAAATATCAACGATGGATTTTACACAGCAAGAACGAATGCAGTTTGCTCAGCTTATTGGATATTCATTAAGTGGTTTTAGTGAGTTGTCATACGTAGATTATGAAACATTTTATTCTTGTAATGAAATTGCAAACAATAAAGTTATTAGTGAGAATGAAGCAAGAATACAAGCATTACGAAATCAAATCGTTGAAATAAAGCGTGGATTGAAAATTGCAGTTGTCGAAGCTTTCGAAATACATTCAGATGATTTAGTTTAAGAACAAGGAGGTGTAACTTGTTTAAACTGGTAGACCAACGATTTATGTTCGTTGGAAAAGACTTGGCACGAGCTAGGTCTGAATTGAATTTGAATATTAGTGAGTTCGCTTATAAGTGCGGATGGACACCCCAGTACCAATGGAACTTAGAGAATGACATCTATGAATCTATTCCTGAGTCAACAAAGAAAGTAATTGAGAACGTGCTGCATGCTTAGACTAATCAATGGTGAATGTCTTGAAGAAATGAAATCGATTCCTGATGGATCAGTTGATATGGTATTGGCCGATCCTCCGTATGGTACAACGGCTTGCGGGTGGGATTCGATAATACCGTTGGAGCCAATGTGGAAACAGTTGAAACGTGTGATTAAATCTAATGGTGCAATCGTGATGACAGCATCACAACCATTCACGACTACGTTGATTAGTTCTAATCGTAAGATGTTTAAGTATGAATGGATTTGGCAGAAGAGTAGACCATCAGGACATATTCATGCAAAAAACAAACCATTGAAATACCATGAGAATATCGTAGTATTTTCTAGTGGAACAACTGTGCATGTTGGGCAATCAGATTTGCGAATGGTATACAATCCCCAAGGATTAGTTGAAGTAAATAGAAAAAGTTACAGACCATCAAGAGGAACTACTGGCACTATAGGATATGGTCCTAGAAAATCGCATAGGCAGACATTGATATCACCACACGAAAATTACCCAAAATCAATTCTAAAAGTACCTAGTAAGCATAATGCTAATCAGATCCATCCCACCCAAAAGCCTGTGGCATTAATGGAATACTTAATCAAGACATATACAAACGAAAACGATACAGTCTTGGACTTTTGTATGGGTAGTGGTACAACAGGTGTTGCATGCGTAAATTTAAACAGAAGTTTCATAGGCATTGAGTTAGGCGAATTCTATTTTGATGATGCTGCAATTCGTATCGATCCAACGTACAAAAATCCTAAAGATAAAAAGATCGACGATATGTTAGATAAATTCTTTTAAGACATAACAAGTCTGAATAAACATTTCAGTTTAAAACTAATCGATATTACTATTTACATTGTAGATATAATAGTATACAATACTATTAGTTAGAGAAGAGGACTCTATGGCAGGCAAAGGTAATCCACCTGGAGGGGCTCCACCAGATGATCATCCAAGGCAGTGCAGAGCTAACTCAACTGTCACAAGAGTTCGTTGTAAACGATGGGCATTGAGAGGTGCAAATAATTGTCAGTTTCATGGTGGTCGAAATACTTTAAGAGCACTGGAACGTAAACTAAATAAAAGAAGACTTCCAATGTTTTATACAAAGTACTTAGGTCCAAAACTTTCACAACGTGTCCTTGAATTAATGGATGCACCTCATGATGAACAGATTAGTTTGTACGAAGAACTTGCATTAGCAAGAGTCAGTGCTGGTGAGGCTTTATCACTTTCTCAACCTTTGTTTGATCCAGAAGTATCAAAGAAATTAACACCTGAGGTTAAAGCATTGATTCTTCAGACGTTAAGTGAGTCGTTAAAAAATGTAAAAGAACTTGTACTTGCCGCATCGAAGCTTGAGAAGGAATCGAGTGACAAAGTAAGTATCAAGGTGATTAACTTAATCGTTCAGCAAATCATCATGGCAATTAATGATGTTTGTGGTGTAGAAAATATGGCCATCGCCGAGGCAATAGCAGCAGCTATTGATGAAAGAGTCAGACTACCACTGAACGATAAACTTAATCCAAAGATTCATATTAATGTGCTTCCTACGATTGATTCAGTCGTTGAATAAAGTATTATGATAACCCTAGACGTTCAATGTCCAGATCATTTAAAATCGTCGTTCGACGATGTGAAGCATTTAAAAGTTCTAAACGATGTTAATAATACCGCACGTGACGTTTTACTTCTTTGGATTCTTTCTTCGAATAGTGGTCTTTGGTTGTCTGACAACCCAGTGGACGCAGAGTTAGCTTTAAAAGAACGCTTTGCAATGTTTCCTCGTTTGAATTTCGATCATATACTTTTTACAAAACCGAGTGAACTAACACGAACAGCTTTTCAGAAATGTGTCATTGAATGTGAAGAGTTTGATACATCGAAACTTAATACTTCGCAAATAAGAGTCTTAGAGCCTTGTAAACTTGCTGCATCACTTGACAGTCTTGGGATATCATTGGTTGATCGACGACAGCTGCTCATTGAGACAAGGCTTGGTTCAAATACACATTATGAAGAAGATGAACTAATTGCTTCGATTTGTAGGGAAAATTACTTTGATTTCGTTCAGGAGTTTTGGGGTGAGATAATCCAAGAGACTCCAGTATGGAATTGGCACATTGAATTGATGTGTGATGAACTGCAAATCATTTCAGAAAGAGTCTTTAAAAATCTACCAAAGCTTTATGATCTAATCTTTAATCTACCACCTGGACAATCTAAGTCAACAGTCTGTTCAGTAATGCATAGTCCTTGGACGTGGACCAGGATGCCGTCAGCAAGAACGTTAGGTGGTAGTTACTCAGGTACGTTGGCTGGGAACCTTGCAAGATTGAATCGTAAGCTTGTACGTAGTGACAAATATAAAAGAGTCTTTCCAGAATTAAGACTTGCCAAGGATCAGCAAGCAAAAACGCACTTTGAAAATACAAAAGGTGGATCACGATACAGCTTCGGCATGGATGGAACAGTCATGGGATTCCATGCACACTTTATTGGGGTTGATGACCCGTTGAATCCAAGAGAAGCTGTTAGCAAGATCAAACTAGATAAAGCGAACAGTGTAATGTCGGAAACATTGTTTACACGAAAGGTTGATAAGCTATTAACTCCGACTTGGCTTATTATGCAACGGCTTCATCAGAATGATTGCACACAACACATGCTTGACAATTATGAATCGGTCAGGCAGATTTGTTTGCCTGATAAAGTTGAAAATGATGTCAAGCCTGAGTGCTTAAAAGAGCGCTATATTGACGGATACTTAGATCCCATTCGATTATCAGAAGAGGTTTTGAAATCTAATAGGAAAACACTTGGTACATTTGCTTACGCAGGGCAGTTTGAGCAAAGACCTGTGCCACGTGGTGGAGCAATGTTCAAACCAGGCAGAATGATCACCGATGTTAGACCGGCTGCAAACTACTTTCAGAAAATTACTAGATATTGGGACAAAGCAGGAACACAAGGTGGTGGATGTTATACTGCTGGCGTTGAAATGGGACTGCATAAGAATGGAAGTATATGGGTTCTTGATGTTGTTCGTGGTCAATGGTCAATGGACGAACGTGAAAAAACAATAAAACAAACTGCTAAGAACGATGATCGTTCAACAGATATTTGGATTGAGCAAGAGCCAGGTAGCGGCGGTAAGGATCAAGCATCATACACTGTTAAAAATCTCATTGGTCACTCGATCAAAGTAGACAAGGTTGGTAGTGGTGATGGAAACAAAATAGTCAGAGCTGGACCATTCGCAGATCAAGTGAATACTTGCAATGTGTTTATGGTCAAAGCGAATTGGAACAAAGATTATATTGATGAATTAGCATACTTTCCTGCATCTAAATATAAAGACCAAGTTGATGCGTCATCAGGAGCATTCAATAAATTAAGTATAGGTGAAATTGAAGTGGGCACGCTATGAGTAAATCCTCGGAAACAAGAGCAGCGAATAAAAAAGCTGAGTATATGCTCACTAATAAGATGCTACAAAATGCTTTTATTTTGCGTCAAAGTATTCTTTCAGAAATCGGTAGTGACAATACACGTAGTATTGATGAAGAGTGTGGATATCCTACTGTTTTAGGAATTAATGATTACCAGAAAGTTTATAATCGCAACGGCATAGGGACACGAGTTGTTAATTTGTGGCCTGAAGAATGTTGGAGCGTGCTACCAAAGATCACTGAAGATGATGAAGCTGAAGACACTGAGTTTGAAAAGGTTCTTGATGAGATTGAGAAAAAATTTCAACTGAACAACGTCTGGTATCGTCTCGATGTGTTAAGTGGAATTGGTAGATTTGGAGCATTGTTGATCGGTGTCACTGATGGTAAGAAACTCAATGAACCTATTGATGGATTTGATTTAAAAACAGGCAAGATTAAAAGTCCATTGAAGCTTAAATTAGCATACCTCAAGCCGTTGAGTGAAGGTGTTCTTACTGTAAAGAAAAGTGTAGTAGATCAAACTAGTTCCAGGTTTGGACAACCTGAGATGTATGCTCTAAGTGACATTGAGATTGGGGATGGATTAACATCTACTGAGGTTGGTGTACATTGGACTCGTGTTATTCATATCGCTGACAACAAAGGAGTGAGTGACACCTATGGTGTCCCTAGACTTCAGCCTGTATATAATTATGTTATCGACTGTAAAAAGCTTTTAGGATCAAGTGCAGAGATGTTTTGGAAAGGTGGATTTCCTGGTATTGCATTTGAAGTTGATAAGGAACGAACAACTAAATTAACGACTGATGAGAAGACTGCATTAAGATCTGAGTTCACTGATTACTCTAATCATCTGCAAAGATTCATGGCACTGGTTGGTGTTACTGCTAAAACTCTGGAAGTGAATATTGAATCCCCTGCAGAGTTCTTTTTGGTTCAGCTCAAGGCTATTGGAATTGCACTCAATGTTCCATACCGAAAGTTTCTTGGTACTGAAGAATCAAAGCTCGCTGGTGCTGATGACAGTAAAGATCTGAATCGACGAATCACAAGACGACAAAATGGACATATCACTTCAAGCATAGTTAGAACTACGATTGATCGATTCATTGGACTGGGGATTCTACCAGAGCCTAAGAGTAAGACTTATGAAGTCACTTGGCCATCACTTGAAGAACTTGATCCAAAGATTCAAGCTGAGATTGCTAAGTCAATCACTGAAGCGATTGCTAAGTATATGACTTCAGGTGCTGATACACTCATTGAACCAATGTCCTTTCTCACTAAGGTGCTTAACTTCACTGATGAAGAAGCTGAAGCCATAATGAAAGAAACTGATTCCTTTGTTGATGACCAAATCGATGAAGGCAAATTGCAAAAGGTTTTAGACGACGACAAACTGAGTGACGACGATGCCCAGCCTAAAACGTGATCCAAGTAGGACAACGATCTTACGGCGAAGATTCGTTGCGGATATGACGCGTCGGTTCAAAAAGCTTAGTAAAGAAGTCTGGGCTTTGGTAGTAACTGATGATGTGTTTGGATTAGAAATAGCGGTTCCTTTAAAACTTAATAGACAAGACGACGGGATGTTAGCTAACCGACAAGAATGGCGATTTCGGAACGATGGGGAGAAGATCCAAGAGTTTCAGAAGTGGCTTAGTAAAGAAGTCGATTTAGGAATCTTAACTACTGATGGTCTTGGTGATTCATGGACTAACGACTACGTGGGACCCTCATACAGGAAAGGATATGACCGTGGATTCACTGAAGCTAACAGAATGATAGATTATACCGGAACTAAAGATCAGTTCCTTAATGATGCCTTCAACCAGCCGGAAACTATTAGTAAAGTTCAATCTATTTATACTAGAACGTTCTCAGAGCTTAAAGGTGTCTCTGCGACAATGGATCAGCAGATGAGTCGTATTCTTGCTGATGGCTTATCAACTGGTGAAGGCCCAGCAGTTCTTGCAAGGAAATTGCAAAAGAATATTTCTAAAATCACAAAGACACGGGCTTGGGTTTTAGCTCGTACTGAAGTGATTCGAGCACACGCAGAAGGCCAATTAGATTCGTTCGGCAGGCTTGGTATTGAAGAAGTAGATGCTATGGTAGAATGGTCGACGGCTGGTGATGATCGAGTGTGTGCTGAGTGTGCTGGATTAAATGGTACTACATACACAATCAAAGAAGCTCATGGAATAATACCAATTCATCCAAATTGTCGTTGTGCATGGATACCAGTTTCACCGAAGGCAATGGCGAAGAGAATAAAACCAGAGGTTGAAGATACAAAATTTAAGACGGCTGAAGAATATAGGCAAAAGATTGTATCATCAGATTTTGATATTCTATCAACTAAAAATTTAGTTGCACAGTTAGAGTTTGACGAGAGTAATGCAAGGTTGATTTGGCATAAATCATCTAGTGCTGATGATATTATTAAAAATCGGGATTCATATATTAAACTACATAAAGAATTAAGATCAAAGGAAAATGATCTCAATACTCTTTTGTTAAATAAACGTAACATACTTAGAGAATCTGTTAATAAAAAAGGAAGCATTACAATAATAGAATCAAGTATGAAATCTTTTCAAGATGAAACAGATGAAATATTGAGTTGGATACCAAAAAATAGAAAAACAAAATTAGGATTTGAAAATATTGGAATGAGAAAGGATAAAAATTTATCGTCACTTGGAATGTATGAACCTGATTTACAATATATAACTTTACGGACTGATTCAAAATCAACTTTTGTGCATGAGCTTGGTCATCATATTACACATCAAACAGATGGATTTTTGGAATCGCAAAACGCATTTGGTAAATCGAGAACCATAGGTGAAAAAATCGGTATAATCCCAGAATATCAGGTTGAAGGTTTCATTGATAAATTCGGTGAGATAAATTCTTATGCGGGAAGAGCGACTATTGATGGAGAATTTAAAGAAATTACATCTGTAGGTTTTGAAAACTTGTGGACAGATCCTGTAAATTTTGCATTAAAAGACCCCGATTGGTTTAATATGGTTGTATCTCAATTAAAAGGAATACCAATCAAATGATTATTATTACACTCAATAATATATCTGCCACATTCAACAAAGGTATTTGGATTTGTAAAGATAGAAACACTGAGCAGATTCTTGGATCATCTTTTGATGAAACTAAGTTGTTAGTGAGCGACACATATAAGATGAGTGAATATTTCGACGGCATACAGGGTGTTGATGCAGTGGCGATGGATGCAATAACGAATTTGAAACCTAAGATAATCGAATACATACCCGATGATTTACCAATCGAAGAACCTGGAGTCTACGTTTGAAAGAGATAACATGAAAAAGAAACTAAAAAATAACGTCCAACGAATAACTGCAAACTTCACTGGCACTACGCGCTTTGACTCGATAGGTGATAAACAATATTTAGTTGCACCAATGGTGATGTTAACTGAAGGTGTGCATGAGGGTAGTGGTGGTGCATTGTACTATCCTCAAGAAGAACTGAACGACTGCCCACAGGCATGGAACCACAAGCCAGTTGTTGTGTATCATCCTGAAGCTAATGGACAAGGTGTTTCTGCATGTGATCCGATTATTCTTAGCAACAGAATGGTTGGTATCATAATGAACGCGAAGGTTGAAAAAATCACTGTCAACAAGAAATCTGTTGATGCCCTAAAAGCTGAGGCTTGGCTTGAGCAAGATCGATGTGATGCAGTTGATGAACGGATATCCAATGCCATTGAAACAAACACAATGATGGAGTTATCGACGGGACTATTTACAAAGACTGATAATGAAGAAGGCGAATGGGAAGGTGAAAAGTATGTTGGTATCGCTCGGAACTATCGTCCCGATCATTTAGCTTTGTTACCTGATTTGAAAGGAGCCTGTTCAATTGAGGACGGTGCTGGCCTTCTAAGAAATCAGACTGTGTTGAAAATAAATCCCGAAGTGATCCAATTAGTTAACAATGCAATGAGCCACGGAAATGTCCGTTCATTACTTAACTCATGGTTGTGGGAAAAACATGATGATGCATGGATTGAAGCTGTGTACGATGATTTCTTTATCTATGAATTATCTGGCAAGTTTTATTCATTGAATTATACACTCGAAGATAACGTTGTGACTATTGACGGTATTCAAGGTGAGACTGAAGTTGTTCGTGTAACTGAATTCCGGACTAAGTCTGGTGAGTTTGTTGGTAATAACCGAAAGGAATCCATTATGGATAAGAAGAAAGTTGTACAGTCTATCATTGCTTCGAACAGCAATAGCTGGACTGAAAAAGACAAAGAGACGTTGATGGCATTGGATGAGGAAGTCATTACTAAAATGCAAGAGAGTGAAACTCTTGCAGGTGACACTGCTGTTGAGAACGCTGTAAAGCTGGCGGCAGACAAGATCGAACTGGATGATAAGAAGAAAGCAGATGCTGATGCCGAAACAATCGCTAATGCTGATAAGACAAATGACAAACCAAAGACAGCGAAGCAATGGCTGAAAGATGCTCCTCCTGAGATTGCGACTATTGTGAATGGTGCGATGAAGCAGACAGCCAATGTGAAACTGGCTTTGATTAAACGCATTACTTCCAATGACAGTAATGTCTTCTCAGAAGATCAATTGAAGACGATGGAAATTGATACCCTCAGAGGCATCGCGTCACTGGCTGTCAATACTATTGAAGATGAAGAGTCTGATCTTGAAGTTGATTTTGCAGCTCTTGGGCTTCATGAAAATGCTGAACAAAGTGACATGCCTGAACCAATGCTTCCTCCTACAGTTATGAGTGAAGCTAAAGAATAACACGTAAACACAAAGAATAAAGATCGAAAGGAATATACATGGCTGCTAAAAGAATCCATGCTAAAGGACCATTTCAGTACGAGGAATATGTCAACACGGTAGCATTGCTACCTGGTAATCTCGTAGAATTGGACTCAGATGGTAAAATTCAAAAGCACTCTACTGCGTGGGGGCGTGCTGAACTGATGTTCGTTCAAGAGAACGCTCTGGTAGGTAGTGGTGTTGATACCGCGATTACTTCTGGTGAAGTAACACCTGTGATTTTGCCGAACGTTGGATCAAAAGTATATGCACTGCTCGCAGATGGGGAAACAGTTGTCGTTGGTGATTTACTGGGTAGTGACGGTGAAGGTAATTTGCAGAAATTCGACGAAGATAGTGCTGGGACTGATGACTTTTGTGTTGCTGAAGCAATGGAAGATAAAGACCTTGCTGCTGATTCACTGTCAACGGCTCAACTTATCTTGGTTCGCGCTCATCGCAATTAGAATTTGCGTAACTAAGATTAATCGTTTACAAACTTTGAAAGGCTAGACATGAAACTGTTGCAAAAATATATGTCCAATGGATCAATCCAGCGGATTAAGGGTGGAGCGATGGGTGGCGATCCTGCTGATCGTTTGATCGATGCAAATGGGGATGTTGGCGTACTTCGTCCGTTTAAACATACAGACGGAAATTCCTACATCACGCATACATCTCCACAGGGTAGGATTGAAACGCAGATGTTGACAAACACAACTGCGACTATGCGTAAAGATGATTGGAAAATCATGGACGATGCAGTTACGAAAGCTGCAACGAAACGTCTTAAATTGGTTTCAATGCTTCGTGGAGCAGGGCTCACTTTTACGATTCCTCAAGGAATGGGTAAGACTATTCTTGAGACAGAAACTCAAAGCGAAGTTAACGACGCAATCATCAGTATGGACGGTATTCGTGAAGGTGACAATGATCGTCCAGAGTTCGAACCAAGTTCACTCCCTATGCCAATCACGCATAAGGATTTTCAGTTCAGTGCTCGTCAAATCATTGTATCACGTAATGGTGGTTCACCTCTTGATACTACCACAATGGAATTGTCAGGTGAAAAAGTTGCGGAGTCTGTTGAGAGACTAGCACTTGGTCGTATTGACACTTACACTTATGGTGGTGGAAGTGTCTATGGTTTGTTGAATTATCCTCAACGTATGACCAGAACTATTACATCACCTACTGCTGCTGGTTGGACTGGTACAACATTTTTGACCGAAGTCATGCAAATGAGATTGCAAAGTACCGACACTGGTCTTCACTTCGGCCCTTGGACTTTGTTTGTCGCTCCGAATTGGGATCTGTATCTTGATGGTGATTTCAAGACTGCTAGTGATCGCACCTTGAGAGAAAGAGTCAAGGCAGTTAATGGTATCTCTGACATTGTCACTCTTGACTATATGGAAGACTATGACATCTTGCTTGTTCAAGAATCTAAGTCTGTGATTCGTCTCGTTATTGGTATGGACATTACTACGTTGCAGTGGGACACCTTGGGTGGCATGCAAAAGAACTTCAAGGTTATGACTATTGTAGTTCCACAGTTGAGGTCTGATATTAATTCGCGTACAGGTATCGTTCACGGATCTGTCTAATTTAGAAATTCATAAAAACTCATGGAAAGGGTTTGAGAATGGTCGTTTATAGAATGATTGCGAAAGCCGGTGAGCATCACGGCATCGACGCTAAAAAAGGACCTGTAGTAGTTAATCCGGGCCAAAGAATTGAGACTGATACTGATTTAGTAGCAGCCTTTCCGAATAAGTTTGTGCGACTCGATACAGCGATGGATGATCTGGGTGGGGATAATCAACCGACTATCCCCATTCCAGAACGTTTTATCAATGTTGCCAAAGTTGCTACAGGCGAACCAATCTCACTTGGATCAGAGATTACGAAGATCGTAGAACAGTCTGATGCTGATGACACTGAGGATGAGTAATGCCACGATGGAAGCCAGTGGAAACATGGAAAGATAAAGACGTTTTTATAATCGGTGGAGGGGATTCTCTTCGTGAGTTTGATTGGTCTTTACTCAAAAGTGAATGTACTATTGGTTGCAATGATGCATATACTTTAGGTGAAGAGATTTGTAAACTTCATATCTTTGGTGACATGAAATGGTTCAAAGAACATAAGAATCAACTCATGAATTACAAAGGGACAGTTTTTACAAGCCATCATGAATTACTTCGGACCCAAGCTGATTGGATTTGGACATTAGAACGTCAAGCCAAGGGTTTATCTAAAACCAAGCTTGGTTGGAACAAGAACACTGGTGCTAATGCGATTAATTTAGCATTGATCTTAGGGGCTAAGAAAGTTTATTTATTAGGATTTGATTGTAAATTATCAGAACAAGGTAAACCAAATTGGCATGATCATTTGTTGAGTCCACCTAACGCAAAAGTATATAAGAGATTCAACCAGGCATTTAAGAATTTAGCTTCATGGATGCCGAGAAGATTTCCAGATAGAGAGATCATAAATATCACTGATGATAGTGGTCTTGATGTATTTCCTAAAGTAAGTTGTGATAAATTTTGGAAAGATCGAAATGGCTAGAACATCATCATCAAGTGTAGAAGGAATCATTGAAGTCGATGCGTCTATTAGTTTGACTCCGTTTATCGAAGCAGCTAATGCACTTGTCACTGAATGTTGTTCATCTGTTTCAACTTATGACGCTACAAGATTAGAATTAATTGAACGTTGGCTCTCTGCACATATGTACACAAACAGAGATATGCGTTCGTTTGATGAAAAAGCTGATGAAGTTTCTGAAAAGAAACAGTCGAAAGTTGATCTAGGATTTGATACATCACACTATGGTCAAATGGCTATGCGACTTGATACAGCAGGAGGACTTGCCAGATTAAACGAAAGCACAAAACGTGGAGGAAGTAACGTTCTTGACATAATTTCACTTCATACAGACGATGCTAACATGGAGGATAAATCATAATGTTAGATGACGGGGACAAAGCTATATGCATGGAAATCGCTAGGGAAATAAATAAAGAAGTTTTACTAGAGCACATTGCATCATGCCCACACGGAAAAGCAATTGTTAAAAACAAAATGTTTTTGGTAGGTCTCACAGTTGGAATCAGTTTAGTAGGTGGAGTTGGTGGTGCAGGAATTGTAATGGCCTTTGCTAGAATGATTCAAGGGATTTAAAATGTCTATTATCACTAGAATGCGAAAACAAACTGCTGTATATTGGGCTTTAGAGCATAATGAAAGTGGTGGAGTTGCATATGATGATTATGGGCAACCCCAGTATACTGATCCTGTTGAAATATCTTGTCGATGGTCTGATAAAATAGTGCAGTTTATAGATTTCAATGGGTCTGAACAAGTGTCTAAATCAAAAGTTTTCGTTGATCGTGACATGGTAGCGAGTGAAGTATTGATGCTTGGTGTATTAGATGATATTACTGATTCAGTAAATATTAAAGAGAACGACGGAGCATGGGAAATCAGAGGATTTAACAGCGTTCCAAATTTCAAAGCAACAGAGTCTCTACGGACTGCGTTTCTATAGATTATGGCTAAACTAACAAAAATGACTGGGATGAAAAATGTTCTTAAGAATTTTGAAAGAGCAACATCAAGTTATCAAAGAAAAATTCGTTATGGTCTCAAACTTGGTGGAATATATTTACAAAGAAAAAGCCAACAAATAGTTCCAGTACAATTAGGTCCATTAAAAGCTTCTGCATTCACCCGTGATATTGGAACAGTAAAAAGGCCAGATGTCATTGTAGGGTACACAGCAAATTACGCTGTGTATGTTCATGAAGATTTAGAGAAAGCCCATGGTCAAGCATTTAATATCAAGCATAGCTCTGCAATTGCGGGTGCAAGTAAAAAGCAAAAAACTGCAAAGGGCGGCATGTTTCTTAGGGGCGAAAACCAACAAGCGAAGTTCTTAGAAAAACCAGCTAGAGAAGAGCGAACAGCAATTTTAAATATAATTTATAGTAAGGTAAAATTGTAATGAATAATCAAATTGGTCTAAAAGGTGAAGTCATTGTAGAGTTATGTGACAAAGAAGGCAATTTGAAGCATAGATCTGTTACCCATAATCTTGTTACAGATCAAGGGGATGATTTTTTTAAGTCTGCAATTTATACAGCAGCTTATTCAACGTGGGGCATGAAACTTGGAACAGCGTCGACCACTGCTTCAAAAAGTGGTGCTGGAAGTTTTATCGCTACAGGTGATTATGTTTCAGGATCTGCTCAAGCGTTAGACGATAGCACACCTAAAGAAGGTGCATCATCTAATATCATACAGTTTAGACGACTATGGGCTGCGGGTGAAGGAACAAATGCTACAATCAATAGAGTAGGTTTGGTAGATAATACAACCGATGCAGGTGAAGCGGATGCGTCACACACTATATCGACTTCAGTGTTCAGTCCACAAATTGTAAAAGGTGCAAGTGACACTCTTACGGTAACTTGGAATATTACTTTAACTGGATCGTAAGCATGAAACGATTAAGAATATCACCAGCACATATACTTTCAAGATATATCATTGACGGTATTGCTCTTGCTTCTGATCCAAGCGACAGTGATGATTGGCCAATGTATATCAGTAGTTTGCCAGATGGTCCTCAAGTAAATACTAATTGTGCTGTGGTATATGACACATCTGGAATTAAAGACGGTAGATATATGACAGGAGAAGTTGTTATTCATCCTGGAGTGCAAATCCGTATAAGGTCTAGAGATTACGATACAGCATACAATAAGATTGAAGAAATATCCTTAGCGCTTGATGCAATTCAAAATAATTTAATCATAATAGGGTCTTATGAATATAAGATCATAAACGCAAGTCGTACTACTCCTATTATTTATATTGGTGTGGATGATAATAGTTCTACAAAACGACGCAGTAATTTTACTTCAAACTTTTTACTCACACTTACTTTAAGAGAGATACAAAACTATATTAAAGTACTAAATGATTCCATTGGTATGTCTGATGTAGTTTCTTCAGAGTCTATAATTGAATATATTAAAGTACTAAATGATTCCATTGGTATGTCTGATGTAGTTTCTTCAGAGTCTATAATTGAATACATTAAAGTACTAAATGAGTCCATTGGTATGTCTGATGTAGTTTCTTCAGAGTCTATAACTGAATACATTAAAGTACTAAATGATTCCATTGGTATGTCTGATGTAGTTTCTTCAGAGTCTATAACTGAATACATTAAAGTACTAAATGAGTCCATTGGTATAGAAGATATAATTGTTTCAAGTAATTCCTTTAATAGAAATATTAGTGAGTCCGTTGGTATAGAAGATATAATTGATAAATCTTTGGTCAAAGGACCTGCTTTAGTATTTCCAAGTGTCCGTAACATGCTTGGTAGCCTTCCCGACAGTGCAGACACGCTGGAGCAAGGCTTGGTGCTGAAGTACGACATGCTTGAGGCTGGCGGTAATAAGATCTATGATCAGAGCTATGACGGAAATGATGGATCTCTTGAGGGTGATGCTCATTTTGTGCTTTCCGAGATGGGTCCGGCTCTGGACTTTAATGGTACTGGCGACTATGTTAATTGTGGAAATAATGAAAGCTTAAACAGCACTGACGTTACTGTTTCGGCGTGGATAAACACTTCGGCCATAGACCATCTGAGAGTGATCGTCTCGAAGTATATAACAGTCGCTGAGAGCAGGAGTTGGCTATTTAGGTTAAGTGGGAAGAAGCTACAGATAAGGCTTAGTGCAGATGGAGCAAGTAATACATCAATGGATACAGTTGACGAGATAGTGTCTGTCGGACAGTGGTATCATGTGGCCTTCACGAAAGGACGCACAACTAAGTGTTATGTAAACGGCATCGAAAAAGCTTTAGACGGTGATTTTACGGATGATTTATTTCCAACATCGACAAATGTTCTAATTGGGGACTATGCAGGTGCAAGTGTACAAATGTTTACCGGCCAAATCGGTCCAATCAGAATCTACAACCGAGCCCTAACAGAACAAGAAGTAATGCAACTATACATTAAAGAACAAAACCCATTCATCTAAGGAATAAGACAAATGGCACTACAAAAGAAATGCACAATTGTATCCATCAAAGATGGTGGACCAGACTTCGGGGGGAAACTCTTACATGGAACCGTGAGGCTTGACTGCTGGAATGTTGGTGATGACATTAAAGTTGATACACCCGTGTTCACAGCAACGAAGACAGCCAATTACAAGATAGGTGACGACAAAACTGTTAATGAGCAAATTGCTGCATGGGTAGCAAAATTAGAGCAACAGCTCGAACCTCTAGTTAAAGCGTATGTGAACGAAGAAACATTAAAAACAAGCAATAAAGTCGCTACTGCAATGACAACCTTAGCAGAAAGCATTGGAGGCTAATTCGATGGCCATTACAATTGACACTCTAAAGATCCTGGCTGGCCTGGACCACGAACAGCTCAACACTTCAAAGGTGTATTCAATCGACAGTGCAAGAGGCTCAGCTGTTTCGGCTCAGGAAATTTCGATACCTGATAACGACAAACAGGCGAACGTCGTATTTAACAACGACTACGATCTCGATGGCAGCTCGGTCTTTGTTCGTGTTGCTCTGGCAAAGGTCACTGGGAAATCGGCAACCGAAAACACAAGTGCCGAAGTCGAAGTCCTTCCATGGACTGAGATTCCAGGTGGAGCTTCTGAAGGCCACATTATCGAGACAGGAGCCATTGATCTGGATGGGGCATTTAACGCGACCCTGCATATTTACGTTTGCTTGAATTCCACCACGGCCCACACAGGCACCGAGGTGATAGTGCAGACGAGTGCCGAGACTGGCGTCAATGGATCTTGGACCGACCTTCGCAGATACACTTGCTGTGTAGGCACGGCTGTCGAAGCCGCTCTAACGGCAACCGCCGATGCGGCTGCAACTGTTCTGGAGATTGCTAATCCAGTGGCATCTGGATTTGACCGGGATGGAAAGAAAATTTTCGTCGAGAATGCTACGCCTGCCAATAGTGAAATCGTGATCCAAACCGAGCACGGTGCAGATGCATAATATAAGTAATTCACAAGATTTACTTACTAACATAAAATTGAAAGGAAACTACAATGTCTATAATGACTGATGGTTATCAAACCACTATATCTTTTTCTTCTTCACAGTTATCAAGTTCATCAGTATTGACTTTAGTGATGGAGGAAAAAGAAGTTACAATCCCAGGAGTCGACGGAGGCGAAGCAATCGACGTCACTACGATGCGTAACAGTACGTGGAGAACGTTTGCTGCGCGATCATTGAAGACTCTTTTAGCCGGTGGGCTATCTGTTGCTTGGGACCCAGCTCTGTATGATGAGATGGTAGCAATGATCAACGATAATCAGGAGATCACTATTACGCTGCCCGATACAGCAACTTTCGAATTTTGGGGTCACATCAAAAGTTTCACTCCAGCACCTCATGTTGAAGGTACGCAACCTATGGCAGATATTGAGATCATACCAGGAAATCTTAATGACTCCGGCACTGAAACTGCTCCAGTAATGTCTGAAGCATAAATTATAAACACAGTTCTATTCTTTGGAAAGGAAATAGAATGAAGTATTCACTGAGGCTTAAAGAAGAACCAATTGGAATTGAAGGTCTTGATGGTGTTGTTAAGAATTATGTATTACGTGAGCTGAATGGTTTAGAGCGTGATACATATCTTGATGGTATTGGTTCACAAATGAAATTCAATGCAGCAGGGAAAACAGCGGGGTTGAAAAGCTACAAAGATCTTCAGGCCAGTCTGTTGGCTTTGTGTGTATACGATGATGATGGCAAACTTGTGCCTTTGAAGAGTATACAAACATGGCCCGCTGGGTTGCAAGGTGACTTGTTTGAAATCGCAAACAAGATGAGTCGGTTGGACAAAGGTGCGAAAGCCGAAGAGGGAAACGACTAAAGGGAGAAACTCTTAATTGGCATCGTCTTGCTTCGCATTTACATATGTCGAAGCAACGATGCCAAGTTGAGACTTCTTCCACAGAGTTTCTCGACTGGATGGTATTCCTCGATATGGAAGTTAATGCGTTCCATCGAGAGGATTTTAATTTTGCGAATCTTATTAAGACCTTAGTTCAATGTAATTCAAAAAATCCTAAAAGTGTAAAGCTAGAAAATTACTTAATTAAGTTCAAACCCAAAACGGTAATACCAAAGAATCGACAAGCTAATTTAAACAGAATGAAAGAAAGTTTAAAGACTTGGCTTGGTGTTAAGAAATAGAGTAAAAATATGGCCTTCGGATTAGATTTAGGAAATCTATTAGTTCATTTGAATCTTGATGCTAGTCAGTATTTACGCACTGCACGAACTATCGAGAAGAGGATGGAAGCTACAGCTACAAAGTTGACATCTATCGGAACGAAGATGTCACTGGCTGTTACTCTACCATTAGCTCTAATGGGTAGATCTTCTGTCAAGACATTTGCATCTTTGGAAGAAGGATTCATTGGTGTTGAGAAAACTGTTAATGCTAGTACTGAGCAGCTTAGTGCTTTGAAATCTGGGTTTGAAGATATGTCGCGAGTAATACCAGTGACTATAACTGATTTATTCAAAATCGGTGAGGCTGCTGGACAGCTAGGGATTGAGACAGATAAGATACTAGACTTTACAAAAGTTATGGCTATGTTGGGTGCCACTACCAACTTATCATCTGAGGAAGCTGCTACAGCGTTAGCTCGGTTTGCAAATATTGTCAACATGTCACAAGATAACTTTGATAGACTAGGTGCTACAATAGTCGGTCTTGGTAATAGCCTTGAAACAACTGAAGCTGAAATTGTATCAATGGCATTACGACTGGGAAGTGCTGGATCACAAATAGGACTAACAGAATCTGAAATATTATCTTTAGCTGCTGCTCTATCTTCTGTGGGTATACAAGCTGAAGCAGGTGGATCTTCATTCAGTAAGGTTATGCTTGAAATGAATACTGCTGTTAAAAGTAGTACGGAAAGTCTGGGAATATTCGCTGATGTTTCTAGAATGTCAGGAAAAGAGTTTTCCAATCTATTTAATAGAGACTCTTCAGAAGCTCTTACATCCTTTGTCGAAGGATTGGTAAGCTTGAGAGATAGTGGACAAGACTTAATGCCAATTTTTGATGGTATAGGGTTAGGTGGTATTAGGGTCATAGATATCATGGGTAGGCTATCTGGTCGTACAGGCGCTTTGTCTGGAGCACTTGAGAAAGGTAGCAGGTTTTGGGATGAAAATGTCGCATTAATTGAAGAAGCTGAAAAAAAGTTCAGGTCATTTAATTCTCAGATTATAATTTTCAAAAATCAAATAACTCTTGCTTCTGCAAAGATAGGAAAAATTCTAGCTCCAAAAGTTTTAAGAATGAATAATCTGATAATCAAAGCAGTTACTTTCTTTGATTTGTTAAACGATGAAACAAAGATAACAATTGTGAATATGGGTCTGATAGCATCTGTTGTTGGTCCAGCTACAGTAGGATTAGGATTATTTGTTGGATCAATTCGCGCTATTACCTTTGGCCTTCCAGCGATGAATTTAGCATTGCTTACAACAATTGGGCATTTTGGCCTAGCACTACTGCCAATAGCTGCATTGATTGCAGTTGGATATTCTCTCAGGGTTGCATGGGCAAACAATTTAACATTATTTGGTGAAGACATAGATTCTTGGTTAGATGCTATACAAGACAGCTTTGCATGGTTTAGTGACACAGTGCTTGGTGAGATGGGTAAAAGTTTTGTAGATACTTTTGCTTTAACTTTTAAGCTTATAAAACAAAATTCTAATGAATTCTTGTCTAATTTGTTTGCAAGTTTTACAGGAGCTTTTACATGGCTTAAAGCAATAAAAGAAGGTATAGAAAATGGATGGAAATCTATTACCTTTGATGGTATGTTCAAAGAATTCAAACGGGGGTATGAAAATGCCAATAAAGACTGGGCCGAATCTTTTGCAGATGCAGTTAGAAAAAATGATAAAGAGATTGAAAAAATGGTTAAATTTACAAAAGAAGCTTTTAAAAAAGTTGAGAATACGAGTAAAGGATTTATCATAGCAGTAGACAAGCAAGCAGAGGAAGTAGGAGAAGCTTTTAAGACTCAGTTTACCAAAGATATTGATTCAATGATAAAAACTCTTAGATCAAAGCTTCCAATTATTGAAAATCTCATGGAGTCTTTGGATTTTAATAGTACAGATGATGATGCGTCCAATAGATTATTGAATTCCTTGAAAAAACAAGCTGAAGATACTATTAAAATGCTAGAATCAGTAGGCAATGCTGCTGTAAAGACAGCAAAAAAAACTGATGAAGCTGGTAAACAGTTTACTGATAAAGCCATTGCAAGGTTTGCAGAGTTTCAACAAAGCCTAACCAGCATCATGGAACAAGGCTTGATGAACATGGTTGAAGACTGGAAGAGTTGGAAAGATACCGTCATTAGTATGCTTCGTGAAGTTTATTTTGAAGCTGTTCGAATTGCATTCATTACTCCAGCTGCAAAAGCATCCGCACAAGGACTCACTGATGCAGGAAAGTACATTTTTAAAGCGTTTAATATTGGGCTTACATCGACTGGCACTTCTAGTGACTTTGGTGTGACTGGTGGGCAGATTGGACCAGCTGAAGCACCAGGACTTGCTAGTGGTGGCACTGTTGAAAGAACTGGTTGGGCCATGGTCCATAAAGGTGAAGAGTTTAGTGGTGTAGGCAAAACTTTAGGTGGAAACGGAAATCTTAATTTCAAACTTCATTATGAGGGACAGCCACTTGTAGTGTCAAAGCAACAATCATTTATTCAAAATGAACAACAATTCGCAGAGGTTTGGTTAGCTTTAGCTGATACGAATCAAGCTGTAAGATCTAAGGTAAAGGGTCTTAAGTAATGAGTATTGAAACTTTCCCAACTTTAAATACTGAAGGCTCTGTACAAGGATGGTCTGAGAACAGGCAGAAAGATACTGTCTTAACTGCGAAGTCTGGAGCTGGTAAATTATTTAAAGGAACTAATAGAGTTTTCGACCCAATATCATTTGAGTTTATATTGCCTTTATTACATGATGCAGACAAAGTGACATTGTTAGCATTCTACAAAGCTAATAAGGAAAAGGAATTTTACTGGACGCATCCAGGAACTTTGGTAGTGCATACAGTTTCTTATGATAACCCTCCGAAATTTGAATCATTGGGTGAACCAAATATGTGGTCATCAGTACAGTTTCTAACTACTACGGCGGTGGCTTAAATGTCAACACATCCAGTATTAAATCAAGAAGAGCTTTCAGAAGATTGGTCGGAGAGACCTCAAGACGATACTACGTCTAAAGGTTTATTTAACTCTGGTAGGCCATTCACGATAACATATAAAACGTTTGATGCAATTACTTTTGATCATGCTATTAAAAATCTGAATGATGCTTCAAAGATTCTATTAGAAGATTTTTATAATGAGAATAAAGCTACAAATTGGTTTTGGTTAAACCCTGGGGATTTAGTTTATTACGATGTCCAATTCGATGATGTCCAGGTTTTCGAAGCAAATAACGATATAAACAGTTGGAATGTTTCACGGAGTCTAACACAGTATACCTCATTTACAATAAACCCTGGTGACTATGGATATGGAATCTATGGTGCAGGTAAATATGGCGGTACAGGTAGCTAATTAAAAGGAACAAACAATGGCAACGACACTAGAACTAAATGTAATGGAACGACTATCAGTAAAAGAAATTTTTACTAAATTCCAAGTACGAACAGTAGCAAAGATCAAAGATCAAAAAGACATACTAGACAGACTTGAGCTGACAGATGATGAGAAGAAAGTAATCGAGTGGGTAGAAAACGAAGGTCGAGTTAATCTTAATCAGAAAATCGCAAGTGCGTTGAAAGTTGAATTCACTTTAACTAAGTGGCAAGAAGAAGTCCTGACTGCAACTCTAATCTATAGTGAGTTATTGGATGATTTTAGTCCTGCATTCTTTAGAATTCACGAAGTTCTTGTCACTGGAAAGAAATAAAACATGGCTTCATTACCAACTGTCGGCGGCTCTACCAATGTGTGGGGCACAGAACTCAATGCATACCTGAATGTTGAACACACAGCGGGAGGATTCCATCAAAGTTTTGCTGGACCGTTGACCGTTGATACATCTATTGAACTAGGCCACGCCACTGAAAACACTCTCAGTGCTTCAGGTGGTAAGTTATCAATTGAAGGTGAGCAAGTAGCTTCAGGTACTCCCGATATAGGCTCCCAGATCACTGGTGACGGGACCGACTGGCAGGTGCAGGCGAAGCCGGTGTTTGACGTGCGGGACTACGATGCAACCGGGAATGGGACCACGAATGATACAGCATTTGTGCAGGCAGCGATTACCGCGTGCGGTGCTGCGGGTGGTGGAACAGTCTTATTCCCGCCTGGCAAAACCTACTTAGTTGACGCGTTGACTGTCCCGCTTAGCGGTATCGCATTTGTAGGTGGAGGTAGTTGGGCGTGGAGCGGAACCACAACATACGGGAGTGCTGCGATATTGCAATCTCGAACGGCTGTTGATATGTTTACCCACTCAAACGGAATTGGAGGAGTAGAATACAATAATCTTATATTTGACGGTAACTCAATAGGGTTATCTGCGATTAACGGCATCTACGGGGCTAGGACACGAGTAGAGAATTGTTTTGTCGGTGGTTTCGTGACGGCTGGAATGTCATTGCTCCAAGGGCTTAACGAAGTTATTGACTCGAAATTTGTTGGTAATCTAGGTGACGGTCTTCGTATGGCATCTGACGGTGTTGTTTCTCATACTGTTTTGTCTGCAAACGACGGTGCGGGTATCAGGTCTGCCGGTACTGGTCTGGGGGGTACAAAACTAAGTGGATGCAATATTGAATTCAACGACGGCGGGGGCTATATTCTTGATAGAAGTGGAACGGGACTAAGCTCTGGGAATATCGAAATAACTGGCTGTTATATAGAAAACAATGGTTTCGGCGCAGAGCCCAATACAGCTAATCAGATATTTATAAAGGGAGATGCCGCTGGTAATCAATCTGTGACGAGTATAAGAATCACGAATAACTATATTGCCGTAATCCATAATTCAGATAATTTAGCTGGCAACCTTGTTCATATAGAAAACTGTCGTGGTGTTATTCTAAGCGATCTTATTTTCGTTGGATCTAATGGCGTCAACACAACGGAAGGTTATGGAATCTACTTGAATTATGTTAGCGATTTAGCTGTTACTAATATTACAGCCTTACACTTGACAAAAAACACAATTCACGGAGAAAATTTAGAGAGTGGTGTAGTTTCAAATATTAATGTACATGACTGTGCTTTCGTTGGGACTAGCACAAGCGATTCTTACGGTATCTTTCTGTCGGGTAATAAACTTGGAGTATCCAATACAAAAGTTTCTGACTATCGTGGCGGATCTGGATATTCTAAGGGACTGTATCTTGCTGGAAGCAATAATTCTGCCATGAACCACCATTATAGCGGTCCAATTGCATCGGCTGATAACATCGTGGACGGGATTTATATTGATCAAGCTACCAACAAATTAACAACAGCTAGCAATTTTGTAGTGACTGGCGATTTGACTGTCGTAGGCGATGGAATAATAAAGACTATCGAACTCGGCCACGACACAGACACGACACTGAGCAGAATTTCCGCTGGTGTTGTAGGTGTTGAAGGTGGTGCATTGGCTCCAGTTCTTAGTCCGACGTTCACAAAAAATATAGCAGTAGGTACAACGACACCTGTATATGGATTTGCTGATTCTGGTGACATCTTTGCATCAGCGAACGTTAAAGCAATGGAAGGATTTTTTGCTGAGGCTGCACCATATGGCGCAGGTTTGGAAATTTCAGACAATGGTTTAATAACCACATATACAAACGTTCTGACACACAATGCTACGTTGACAGCTGCTACACATACTATCTATGATCCAGCAGCAGACTTTGATGAATCTAGTGTTGACTACATAGGACAATTTTTAAAGGTTGTTGGATCAACCCCTGATTTTATCGGAGCGACTGGGGAAATCACAGCTGTCACAGATAGTACACACATTGTGGTAAGCTTTGGATCTACTGGTGGAGCTGAAATATCTGATGCAACTGGAATGACTTTTGTTATATATCCTCGACCAAATTTTTATGTAAGTGACAACGGTGATATACATGCCACTGTTGGAGGAAGTTGTGATGCTTCGTTTAAAATAAAATCTAGCTCCAATTGTAATACACATTCAGTTCATCTTGATGTTCAAGCAGGCATTGATGGTAATCATGGCTTAGGAATAGATTTTGATCCAGACACATATGGTGGAGGTGTTGCAGAAAGAATAAACTATGATGCAACCGCTTTTGTCGATGGAGTCTCTGGGGTTGGTCTTGACTTTGTTATAGATAATACTGCAACAGCAGGTGGAGAATTTCATGCCATAGATGTCGCATTAGCTGATCCAACAAATACAGATCTAGAGAACGCGGCTTTATCAACACATACAGGTGTAGATGTAATACACCAGCATTTAGGAACACAAGCTTCTGTTGCAGCTGCTTTTACTTATGATGACAGTGCTGGAACTTACGCAGATGTGACAAGTGAATTTGGCAGTGCTGCTTCTGATGTTCAAATGTTCGTTGATGACAATGACGCAATACTCGTTGCGTCATTGACTAAGTTTGATCAAATCAACGTTTTACTTGCAATAGCTTCCAGCGTGACTATCAAACCAACGTTTCATTTTATTGAGGATACTGGAGGGACTTGGACAGCTTTTACAAGTGGGGATGATACAAACGGTTTCCAACAAAATGGTTCTATTCGATGGGATATTGACTCTTTAACTGACTGGGGTTTGAGAACCGTTAATCAAGTCACAGGCGCCGCTGGTGCAACTCCATATTATTGGATCAAAGTAATTAGGACAAGGTACTTTGTAGGCACCCCACCGACAGAAGATACTATTAAGATTACTACATCAGGAACATTTCATGAGTGGGATAGTGTTGGTAGACTGGCAATAAAAACATATAGCCAAGATGCAGAACCAGATGCTACAGATTTACCAGATACTAAATTTTGCTTTTGGATTGATACTAATAATTCTTCAAGATTGTACATGTGCTACAACCAAGGTGGAACCATAAAGAAGACTGAGATGACCTAAAAGGAAAATACAATGGCAACGAAACCAAGCAGCACAAGAAGATCTCCAAAACAAGGATCATGTGGTGGAGCACCACGACGAGATGGTAGTGGCGGAGGCCATGGTAATAAAGGGACACCAAGACAACCAAGGAAATAAATCATGCCAACGACACTACCAAATGATTTTGAAAAATCACTCCTTGATCCAATGGACCAAAATACTTGGCTGTGGATGGTTCAGATAGCTGTTCCATCCGAGTCAACTATCTACGCCGCAGGGAACAATGAAGATGTGGAATATGACGGCCAGGAATACACAGCAGATAATCTCGAAGTGTCTGCAAGAGACATTGGTAGTTCAGGGAATATTCCAACAGTAGTTCTGCGCACATCGACTTTGAACTCTACAATATACGATTTGATTCAAGAAACCTCAGGTGGTGCAGGTGCGGATATTAAGTTGATTAAGGTGAACAATGATTTCCTTTCAATTGCAATCCCCGCATTAGAAGCTGACTTTGAAAATATTAAATGCAAAGTAGATTCAGAGTGGATTTATTTCACACTTGGTGTCCCTAACCCAATGCTCAAACGAATTCCTTTAAGGGACTATTCAAGTAGTATATGCCCGTACGCAACACCTACTCTTTTCAAGAAATCAAGATGCCGATATGCAGGGGCTGATCCATCGTGCACTGGAACATTTGAAGACTGCTTAGGGAAAGGCAATGCTACTTTCTTTGGTGCATTCTTAGGTTTAGACAATTCTTCAATGGAAGTCTGATGGTGGAAATTCTTTGCGAAGTATATAATCATAATGACAACATGTCACTATGTTGGTCGTTCTGTCATTATGCTGGAAAGATATTAGGGCTGTCGTTGCCTTGCAGTGTGTGGGAGATGCACAACGCCGGTGTGTCTCCCATTTTATTTTCAATAGTTCTATTTCATTTTCCAGATAATTCATGGCATACTGGTGTAGTGTATCCTGATTGTATGCATTATATTCATGCAGTAAATCGTTTAGGCGTAGATAGAATTAAGCAAGACAGATTGAATCAAGAAGTATTACCTTTTGTAAAAGGTTACTATGTTACAAATTAAAATCACAATTTTCTTTGATCCAAGTACTGATTTACTTCCGGTAATTTATGCACCTGTGTATGAACCATGTACGCTATTGGATATACGTAATAAGTACGCTGCATCAATGCCATTAGCTGAATTAACTTTAAACGGTGTAATATATAATAATGATGATCTAGGAAATACCCAAGTTCCAGAAAATGCTGAAATTATAATCAAGCCTTATCCTGGATTTTGGATTCAACTAGGGGCATTTATTTGGACTGTTGGTACACAAATTGCTTTAGCAGTAGCCATAAGTTATCTTGGTGGGTTGATGTTTGGGCAAAACCCCCCTGAGTCAGGGGATGCAAATGAAGGTACAGGAGATCAATCATTTGGATTTAATCCTAAGTCAACTCAAAGAGAAGGTATCACTATACCATTAGCGTATGGTAAAAATATGCATCATGGTAATATTGTTTCGCGTTGGACTAATATTAACGATGAAGATAACGAAGTCTTGTTTCTAAAAATTTGCTATGGAGAAGGACCGACTGAAGGTATTGACACAAATGCAATATACATCAACAATCAACCTATAGGATTTTTTGAGAATGATGTTGTGCATCAGCGTGTAGGTACTGACAACCAGACAGTGATGCCGGGTTTTGAACAAGAAAAAATTGAGATTAGAAACAGTGATGAAATAACTTATGATGCAGGTTCTAAAACTTATAACTTACCACGTAAAGGTTTTGATCAAATAGAATTTACATTAGGGTTTGATCGTGGGCTTTATCATTACACTAAAATGGGAGATCAAAATTCTCATGCACTTACTGTTAAGGTTGAAATTTCAGTTGTAGGATTGAACTCATGGACGACATTGATTTCTACACCTATTACTAGAAATCAAACTGGAGCTTATTACATAGAGTATTCTACTGAAGATTCTTCAATAGCATTTACGCCAGATAGGACTAAACAATATCAATTGCGAGTTGCAAAATTATCCGCTGACCAGGACAAAGCTAAATATGGCGATGAGTTACGACTAAGATCTTTTAGAGGAGTAGTTAATACTGCTTTCACCCATCCAGGTAAAGCATTAATGGGTCTACAAATCGCTGCATCTGATTTACTTAATGGTGCAATCGATGTTAAAGTAGTTCGTGAAGATAGAATTTTAAGATGGTATAATGGTTCATCCTGGGCATTAGGGTATAAGTCAAACAGAGCATGGGTTGCTTATAATATGTTAACGCAACCAAGTATAACAGGAGATGGGGATGGTACGCCATTTGATATTGAATTCTATGAAGGTTTTCAACCAAGCAGATTAGACACGGCATTCTTTTATGAGTGGGCACTTCTATGTGACACTCAAGTTGATGACGGTAATGGAAACACCATAGCGCTTTCACCTTGTCATCATATTATTGATAGTGCTGTTGAGCTATGGAATATGGTTTATCAATTAGCAACGATAGGTCGAGCACGTTTAATTTGGGAAGGAACTACTTTATCTGGATGGATTGACAGTGCTGTTACTGGTGACTTAGAAATAATTACTAGTGATATAATCATAGGGGAAACATGGACGCAAGAGTGGACAACATCCCCTAACAAAGTTGGAACAATACATGTTGACTACCAAGATGAAGATCGCGGATATAAACGTATTAAATGGCCATACTCTAATGAATCATCTGGTAGTTATACAAACACAATAGACATTCGAGGAGTAGGGATAAAAAATAGAGCATTAGCAACTTACGTCGCTGCTTATACTTTAGAGCGAAGTCAACTATTGCTTGAATTAAATAGTTGTGTAATGTACAAAGATGCATTGATGTACAAAATTGGTGAGGTATATCTTGTACAAGTCAATCAACCTAACTGGGGTCAGTCTTATCGAATAGAAGATTCTGATAGCTCAACAGGCAATGAGATAACTTTAGATCGGGACGTTGATGCATCTAATGGCGACACGATATATATAAGGTCTTATGTTCCAAGTACTGGAGCTGTCACTACAAAAAGCTATACAGTTGATTCAGTAGTAGATGATGTTGTTACATTAACCACAGGATTGGCAGATGCAGTTGCGCGAAAAGACATAGTTGCGATTGGTACAACTCTTGAATTAAAGAAACGTAGAATTATAAGTAAACAGTGGAATCCTGATCATACATTTACAATCACGTTTGAACAGTATGATCCAGATCTTTTTGACATCTTTGATATTACTCCTACTGTTGATTACCCAGATTACACTCCAGCGTTCACTGAAAATAGATTAGCAGAGCCTGTGTCTGAGTTTGATGTAACTAATTTGATTCAAAATTTATTACCTCCACAATTAGCTGTTGATATACCTTGGACAAGTAATCTTACATGGGCACATTCAGGTAGTGGGGGAGTAGCTTCTTGGGAAGCAACCGATGGAACTAATCCAATTTTGTTTAGGTTAGAGGATGCAACATCAGAGATAGATGAAGACAATACAGACAAAGAATTTATTTACTGGGACCCAAATTTCGTTACACTTTTTCGTGTCACTGATGATATTAATGTAGCCATAGCATCAGGCAATTGGTTAATGGCTGTTAATACAGGTAGTGAAGTACATGCAGCGCATGGTATGCAATTGATTCATGCAGGAGTTTTGCTTGCTGGAACCATCCGTGCAGAGCAATACGCACAATTACGACAAACAATGCCATGGACTTATGCAGATTCATGTGATGCATCTCATACTTTTATAATCGATTTTAAAATTCCAAGTGAAACTGATGATATAATTTCAGTAAAACTTTCATTTAAGATCAAAGTTTTCCGCACGTACTTAACAGGTACAGGGGTGACACCTCAATCTGCCGATACTCTTTCGTCAGACAATCAAGGGTTTAATGAAGGATCCCTTCCAGTAAATTGGTCACATGCGCATACTGTTTATCAAGCCAATCATTCTCATGACTTAATACTTGGGATTTATGAAGAGGATAATTCACCTGTCACTTTGCACTATAATGTCGATAATGGTAGTGGATTTGGTGCTTCATCTGGGGACTTTACAGGTGACCAAACAGACATTGAAATTGTTTCTGTGATATCTGGAACTGGATGGAAAGCTGTTAGATTCACAGTTGATAAGAGATGTCGTATCGTTGCATCTGTGGAGGTTAAAGTTGATGTCACAGCATAGATCAGTATACATTGTTGGAGGTGGAGGAAGTCTATTAGGTTTCGACTTTGCGAAGTTGAAAGACAAAGAAACGATAGCGGTGAATGTTGCTGCACTCGACGTACCGAATCCAACATATTGTATCACAGCAGACTCTAGTATTTTTAAGAAGGTTCAAGAAGGATATTTTAAGAATGTAAAAACCACTTGGGTCTTAGTAACAAATCCAGATCACTGTGCTATGAAATTTAAAGATGGACTGTTCAAAGGTGTACACACAGGTTTCGTGTATAATTTATTCTGCATGGATATGATTATACGTAACGCTGGAGTTGAAGGCATTGGTTTTTCATTTAACGATTTCAAGACTGGATACAACAGTGGATTTTGTGGATTCCAACTTGCAGTTCTCTTAGGATACACAGAGATTCATTTACTTGGTTTTGATATGACAATTGGAAAGAAATGTCACTATCATAATAAATATCGTAATCATAAAATAAGTGGCAATTCTTTTAATAACTACTTGACTAATTTCATCAAGGCTCTCAAGATTATTAAAGATGAAACAGACATAAAAGTAATTTCTCACTCTGCCATTAGTAAACTTAACGAATTCATTCCATATGTAGCATTGGAATCAATATGAAATTATCAATTCTAATATGCCACTTGCATAGTCGATCCAAAAGTATAGAAAAATTACTATCTGTTTTGAAACCTCAGCTGACAGATGAAGTAGAAATTCTTGTTGAATCTGATAATGGTCAGTTGTCAACAGGTGCGAAGCGTAACAAATTATTGAAACGTGCAATTGGTGATTACATTGCGTTCGTCGATGATGATGATTTAGTGAGTGAAGACTATGTTTCAAAGATTCTAAAAGCCGTTGAATCAAATCCAGACTGTTGTAGTCTACAAGGTGAGATTTCTATGACTCAAAGAATCGGTCGAATGACCAATAATCGTATTCGCATCACTAAACCTTTCATACATTCAATTCAATATGATCATTGGTTTGAGAAAGATAAAATTTATTATCGATGTCCAAATCATTTAAATACTATAAAAAGAGAATTAGCTTTGCAAGTTAAGTTTCCCGATAAAGATAGGGGTGAAGATCGAGATTTTTCTACAATGATATTTCCGCTTTTGAAAATTGAAGAACACATTGACGGCACAATCTATTTTTACAATGCGAGCTAATATGAAAATACTTTTTAAGTACCCAACGAGGAGCCGACCAGATTGGTTCAAGAAAACGTTAGGGTTGTATTACACTTTGATGAACTCTGAAACACGGTTTGAGTTTGTAGTCTCATTGAATAAAGATGATGAAACTATGAACAACAAACCAATGCGTAAGACTCTGGACTCTATAAAGTACTTGTCTTATTTATATGGAGATCATAAAAATAAAATCGCCGCATGTAATGCTGATGTTGATCTGAAAAAAGAATGGGACATTCTAGTTCTTGTATCTGATGATATGATTCCTAGTGTCAACTTTGATAAGATCATCATTGAAAACATGCAGAAGCATTTTCCAAATCTTGATGGTGCTCTTCATTTTAACGATGGATATTGTGGTGGAAAAAATACAATTACATTTTCAATTCTTGGAAGGAAGCTATATGAAAAAATTGGTTACATATACCATCCAAGTTATAACTCATTCTATTGTGATAATGAGTTTACTGATGTAGTGAGATCAATGAAAGCTGTACACTATGATCCACGGGTTATTGTTAAACATAAGTGGACAGGTGGAGGCAGTTCTAAAGATGCATTATATAGAATGAATACTAAGCTCGGCAAAGACGACGGTAAAACCTATAACAAGAGAAAACATTTAGGGTTTCCAAAATGAAATTAAAACAGTGCATTTTAAACTTTGGCAAAGGCTCATGGTATCCAAAGGGTCAACAAAGAGTTAAGAAACTTTTCATTGAGCAAGGCTACACTGGTGACTTTATGTTGTACAACAATGAAAGCCAGCTTGGTTGTAAACCTCATAAACAGAACCCGTATGCATTCAAAGCGTATGGATTTAAAAAAGCATACGAGCAAGGCTATGAGGTAGTTATTTGGGTAGATTGTTCGATCCATTTGATGAAGCCATATCAAGAAGTTCTTGATAATATCTTAAAGAACAAGTATCTACTAATGCTTAATGGCTGGACTTCAGGAGAGTGGTGCGCTGATACAGCATTGAAACCTTTGGGAATAACGAGAGAAGAATCATTTACCTACCCACATATAATGGCGTGTGTAATGGGTTTTGATTTAAGAGATTCCACAAACCTTGAATTCATTCAAGAGTATTATGATAGAGCGTCAGACGGTATTACATTTCCAGGTGCATGGACTAATGATAAGCAGCAAGTTTCAAACCATCCAAAAGTCTTAGGACATCGACATGATCAGACAGCTGCTTCTGTAATTGCATGGCGATTAGGTATGCGAAACTTTCAAGAGTACTTATTGTACTACCAAGATGCAATTGATCGTGGTGCGTACAAAATTCCTGAGACTGCATTGTTTAAAAATAAAGGAGGAGCATTTTGATGTTGGTCACAGATAAGTATATTAAAAAAGAATTGGCAACATACGGACAGCGTGCTTTGAGCACCAGTGCTACAGTGCACAATAGTTATCTGATGGCGGATAAGTGCATTCGTAATAAAATTCCAGGCGATTTCGTTGAATGTGGTGTATTTGACGGTACACAGATTGCTGCTATGTCTCTAGCAAATCAATGTTGGAAGAGTCCAAGAAAAGTGCATCTGTTCGATTCGTTTGAAGGTATCCCACAAGCTGGCCCTAATGATGATGAGTCTATAACCTCCTGTATTGGCAAAGGTACTGGTAGAGGTGAGTTAATAACCACAGGGGTTTCTGTATCCTCTGTGAAGGCTGTGCAAGCCCATATGAAGGGGTGGGGAATTAACCCTGAGCAGTTAGTATATCATCAAGGCTGGTTTCAAGATACAGTGCCAAAAGCAAAGATTATGCAAATCTCGTTGTTGCGATTAGATGGTGACTTGTATGAATCAACAAAGGTTTGCTTGGAACATTTACATCCATATGTTTCAAGAGGTGGTTATATTATAATTGATGACTATGCTTTGACAGGGTGTAGGAAAGCATGTGATGAATACTGGGATAGTATAAGATTTGTACCAGATATTCAAGTAATCGAAGGTGGTGGTGGACTCATTTTTTATAAGGTATAGTGATGAAAATATGTATTGTCAATTACTCAGTGGGACATTGGTATTCTCGGGGTGCTGAGAGACTAAATCAAAGTCTTCAGAAAGTTGGATTCAAAGGTGCATGCCTTTGGTTTAATAATTTCAATTCCGAGGGATGCTTAATGCATGAAGTGTCACCGTATGCTTTTAAGTATTGGGCTTTAGTACAAGCGAGGGAATTTGGATTCGATTGTGCACTCTGGTTGGATTCGTCGTTCTGGGCAATCAAAAGCCTTGATGCATTGTTTGAGGAAATTAATTCTGTTGGGTATGTACTACAGGAATCTGATTTTCTTCTTGGTGAGTGGTGTTCTGATAATGCTTTAAGAACTATGCAAGTTGATCGTGAAGACGCAATGAAGATTAGCATGTATGATGGTGGATTTCTTGGATTGAAATTGACAGACTCAAAATCCACAGTGTTTCTGGATAAGATGGTAGAACTTTCAAAAGATGGTTTGTCGTTTCAAGGCGCTTGGACAAATGAGAAACAACAAGTTTCAAAAGATCTAAGAGTCAAAGGTCACAGGCATGATATGTCTGTTGGAACAATGCTTGCACATACGATGGAATTGAAAACAGTGCCTCAAGGCAAGTACTGGTGCCCAAAATTTGCGCATGATAGATTCAAAGATGTTTGTTTACTCGGTGAAGGTATGTGATGAAAGTACTATTGATTGTACATGACTTATACCAAGAAGATGTTTTCTTTCCACTTGGAGCTGGATACATTGCTGCAGTTCTACAAGAACTTGGTGTTGATATTACAATCTGTTCGAGTGACATCTACCACTACACTCATGCAGATATGATAGAAAAGTTTCTGTGTTATAAATATGACTACATAATGCTTGGGTTCTTATCCGCAAGGTTTACAGAAACCATTCTTGGATTGTGTGAAATCATCAACAAGCATAAGCGAAACGCGAAGTTAGTATTAGGTGGTCATGGTGCATCAGCTCTGCCAGAGTACACGTTAAGAGAAACCAATGCAGATATAATAGTAATTGGTGAAGCAGAAAAAACTATAAGAAATTTAATCAAAGGCATTCATCTTAATAACCTCAAAGGAATTGCATACAGAGTTAACAATAAAGTACATATAAATGATAGAAGAAAACCAGCTGATTTAAACACCGTATCAATGCCTGCATGGGATCTATTCCCAATGCATGAATACGTTGACCGTACTAAAGTAACAGGACAACATAAAGATGAAAAAGGTATGCAGCTTATATCAAGTCGTGGATGTATAAATCGCTGCACGTTTTGCCATAGACTTGAAGTTGGTGAACGTTTCAGAGATATGAAGGATGTTGTTTTTGAAATGCGTTATTTGTATGACAAGTTTCAAGTAACGTACTTTACATTTTTTGATGAGCTATTAATAACTTCAATCAGTAGACTTGAAAAATTCGTTGAAGCATTGAAGATCTATGAATTGTATGGTAAGATTCGATATAATTCTGGCGGCGTCAGAGCAAACTGTATCACATATGAAATTGCAAAGATGTTTAAAGACTCTGGTTGTTGCTATCTCAATATTGGTTTTGAATCAATGTCACCCTCTGTTCTTAAAAGCATGAAAAAGAATGTAACACCGGAAGAAAATGTTCGTTGTTTACATATTCTAAGAGACGTTGGTATTCATGTAGGTTTGAATTTCATTTGGGGAATGCCCGGTGACACAGAACAATCGTTGAGACTAAATGCTGAGACATTGAAAAAGTACAATGATTACAATGAACTTAGAACTATCAGACCAGTGACACCGTATCCTGGTAGTGAGTTATATAACTATGCAATTGAAAAACGGTTGCTTGATGGACCTGAAGATTTTTACAAGAGATTTAAAAATTCTGATTTAATAACAGTGAATTTTACGAAGTTGTCTGTCAGTAAAATGTATGACTTATTGTTTGAAATCAATAGTGATTTGATCACAGATCATTGTAAGAATGTGGGGGAAAATCCTGCTACGATGATAAGTCAATTCCATGATTTGTATTTTGAAGCAGATTACACTTTCAGAGGATCAAGGAAATACAATGCTTGAAGATCTTAAAACATATCAAGACAGACACAAGGGTAGAACATGTTTCCTTTTAGGTACAGGCCCATCTCTACGAAATTTAAAACCAGAGTGCATTGAAAAACACATTGTTATTGCAGTGAATAGCTCAATATTAAAAGCCCCAAAAGCTGATTACTATTTCAGTTGTGATACAGGCTTGGTACTCTGGAAGTCATGGACAACATTAAGAAATTTAAAATGTCAATTGATCCTTGGATCAAACTGCGGATTTAGTGCATTCGAAGATCGAATAGACGGAAAAGTTTTTGACGGTATAGACCAAAAACGTATTCATTACATCGGTAGAAAGATTGATAATATATATGACAAAGGAAACCTTTTAGTCCATGGTTCATCATCTATTCATCCAGCACTTCATCTTGCATATGTCATGGGTTGCTCACCAATAGTTTTAATTGGTTGTGATTTAAAATATGCCAATGGTCTTAAGAGGTATCACAACTTTTCTGATCAACCAAACGAATATCTGCTAAAACCTGAGTATGCAAAATATCGTAGACCATTAGGACCGGACAATCCTGGAGGCAAAACAGATGGTGAGCTGTCTTATCATTTGAAATTTTGGAACAAGTTAGATTTAAAACATATTGATATCATTGATGCGTCCAACGGCAGTTTAACTAAGTTTAGAAAAATGACGATAGAAAAGGCGATGGAATTATGAGTAAGTATTGGAATATCTCAGCCCCAATAACAGTACACGTAGAGATCACAGATGCATGCAACGAGAAGTGTAAACACTGTTATAACTTCTCAAGAGAAGAAAGTGCACCACGTCACACAATCACAGATGAGAATTTAAAAGCTACTGTTGATGAAATTATCAAAAACAAAGTGATGCATGTTATCATCACAGGTGGAGAACCAACTCTAGCGATGTCAAGTGTAGCATACTTAGCAAAACGTTGTCTTGAGAATAATATAACAATCAGTCTCAATTCAAATATGAAAGATGTTCATGGGGACAAGCTTGAAATTTTAAAATCAGTAGGCATTGATCACATACTTACGTCAATACATGCATCAGATTCAAAAAAGCATGATGCAATTACTGGTGCTGAAGGTGATTGGAAAAAGACTATACAATGTATACAAGAAGCCCAACAGACCGGTATACGTGTGACAGTGAATACTGTATTGACAAAGCGCAACGTCGGTGACATCTATGAGATTGGAGAGATTGTTAGAAAGATTGGAGTTAAACAGTTTCTAGTAAATCGAGTTATACCAAGCCCTTCAAATCCTGGCAGCTTTGAATGTGTTGACAAAGATGATGTATTAAATGCGTTCGATGATTTGATAAGACTAAAGAAAATGTATGGCATGAAAATTGGAACATGCAGAACTGTTCCTATGTGTCTATTTCCAGATTTAGAAAAATACAAAGATTTTACAGACCGTGGATGTGCAGCAGGTAAGAAGCATATACTATTAAATGTGAATGGTGATGCTCATGCTTGTGTTTCAGACGACACAGTCTATGGAAACATCCATGAGGTAGGTATTGCAGGTGTGTGGGACAATATGCAATCATGGAGATCATCGATTGTTGTACCAAAAGAATGCAGAAGGTGTCACTTGTTTGATCGGTGTGATGCAGGATGTAGAATGGTTGCATTACACTGTACTGGAAAATTGGACGGTCCTGATAATCTCAGGAACGGATTTTATATTCGTAAAGAAGGAACATTCGATATTGTGCGTGTGCGTGGAGCAAAGGTTCTCTTTGTAGATAAATGAAAATACTTGCAGTCATACCAGCAAGAGGCGGTTCGAAAAGAATCAAATTAAAAAACATACGAGATATTTGTGGTAAGCCTTTGATTTACTACCAGATCAAAAATGCTTTAGAATCAAATCTTGTGAGTGATGTAGTGCTTGCTTCAGATAGTGACGACATACTTAAAGTAGGTAAAGACTTATTTGGGGATAAGATCAAATATATAAAGAGACCTGATGATATAGCGACAGCATATTCAAAAACTGAAGAAACTCTTTTGCATGTTTTAGAATGTCTTTCTACTAAATATGAGATGGTAGTGACGCTGGAGCCTACCAACCCTCTAAATACACCTAAGCACATAGATAAATGTATTATGAAGCTGCAAAGTACAAACCTCGATGCAGTGTGTTGTGCTGTTCAGGATTATAGCTTTCAACTAAATAGTATCGAAGACTACCTCCATGTTATAGCAAGACCAATGTATGAGGATATCAGTCCACATATCAAAGAAGTTGGTAACTGTTGGGTGACTTTCGTTGATGCATTGAGGTTCACAGGTAATAGGCTCGGTGAGAATTTTCTAAAGGTAGTTATCCCTGAGCGAGATGCTTATCATATTGATACTGAAGATGATTGGGTAGTCGTTGAGGCTTTGATGAAACAACGATTAATGAAAAAAGCGGTCTATTATCAGAGTCGTGACATTCCAAATAATGGATCATACACAAATTATTGGGAAGATGTAGTTGATCCTGATGGGAAGGTGAGGGATAAGTCTAATGAGAAGGAAAAAAGAATTGATGAATGTACTGAAGAGATTAATTATATAAATAGTTTACAGCCTGGAAAGATCCTCGATGTTGGATGTGGCTTAGGGTTTTTCTTATCAGCTATAGATGAGCGGTGGAATAAATATGGAGTTGATATCAGTGAATATGCACAGGAGCACGCTAAACAATATGGTAAAGTTTTAGCGGGAACTCTACAAGGTGCTAAGTATGAAAGTGATTCGTTTGATGTAGTTGTACTTTATCACGTTATTGAGCATGTGAAAGATCCGATTGATCTATTACTTGAGATTCGAAGAGTATTGAAACCTAATGGTAGACTCATATTGGGTACACCAGACTTTCAATGTGAAACAGCAAAGCGATTTGGTGATAACTTCAGACTTTTAAAAGACAAAACTCATATTAGTTTATTCGGCGCATTTGATTTGTTTAGATTATTAACTGATTTGATGTTTGAAGTTGAAAATGTCACTCAACCCTTTTACAATACTGAACATTTCACAATCAAAAATTTTAGACGATTACATGATACATCAAAGATATCACCACCAGCATTAGGCAACGTAATAACATTTTATGCAAGGAAAAAATAGTATGATGATAGTAGCGGAAATTGGAATCAATCATAATGGCGATATGGATATTGTAAAGAAACTTATTGATGTTGCAGCCAGAGCAGGATGTGACGCAGTGAAGTTTCAAAAACGAACTGTTGAAGTTATTTACACGAAAGAAGATCTTGATCGGTTTAGGAACTCTCCATGGGGCAATACAAATCGTGATCAGAAGTTTGGTCTTGAACTCAGTGAGATAGATTATAAAGAAATTGATATGTATGTTGAAGATAAGGGAATGATTTGGTTTGCGTCTCCATGGGACATTGAATCTGTAGATTTTCTAAATCAATTCAACAACGAGTATATTAAAGTTGCATCAGCTTCATTGACTGATCTGGGATTGCTACACGCTATAAAGAAAACTGGTAAGAAAATAATTCTCAGTACTGGGATGTCTACCAAATATGAAATTGAAATTGCGATAGATACTTTAGGTGAAAACTTAGAATATATTCTTGCATGCACATCCACTTATCCAACGAAACCTGAAGAGATGAATTTAAATTTCATACAAACATTAGAAGCTCAGTTTCCTTCACTTAAAATTGGATTTTCTAATCATAGTCCAAGCACTGTATTTTGCACTGCTGCTGCTGTATTAGGTGTAGAAATGATTGAGTTCCACCTAACGTTAGATCGATCTATGTATGGGTCCGATCAAGCATCAAGCATTGAACCAAAAGGAGCGGAATTGATTTGTCGTAATGCTAAAATTATCAAAGAAGCGATGGGTGACGGCACGTGGACTGTGTTTGAGTCTGAAGAAAACATAAAGCAAAAACTCAGAAAAGTAGCTGGTAACTGATAATGCAAAGTTGTCCCGGGGTAGGTCATAGACCCCTATTTGAATAGCTATCTCTAAGTCCTTTGTTTGTATAGACTTAAAAACTGTCTTATTAGTATAGTATAGTATAATATATAGAATATGTATTGTTGGTCTTTTATATCTATAATTAAATAGATACTCGGGGTAGGGGGGTATGACCTAACCCAGGACGACTTTCAATTATCAGTTACCAAGCATTATTTGGTTAGGTTGAACAATATGAAATCATGGGTAGTTGCAAGTTACTTTACCGAGAACACTTTCTATAAAGATTTATCGTTGGTTTTGATTAAGTCAATGGATAAATTTAAAATTCCACATGATGTACGATCAATTATAAATCAAAAGTGTTGGTTCAAAAACACGAATCATAAACCAACATTTTTATTGCAAATGCTTAAAGCACATCCTAATGAAAATATTATATGGGTTGATTGCGATGCGGAGTTTAAAAGATATCCAGTTTTGTTTGATTCTTTGACTTGCGATATTGCGGCATTTGAATTCAGTCAAGCAAAATACTACCCACATAATAAAAGCAATCTAATGGAATTACTAAGTGGTACATTGTTTCTGCAAAATAATGAAAGCACTATTAGTTTAGTTGAAAAGTGGATTGAAGAATGCAGAACTCATCCGAAAGTTTGGGATCAAAAGTCATTACAAAAAGTTGTTGGTAGTTCCTACCATAAACTTCCGGGAGAATACTGCTGCATACATCGTCGTATGACTGAAATTAAAAATCCTGTTATTGTACACTACCAAGCTTCAAGAAAAGTTAGAAAAAACAAATCGCTTTTAAACAGGGCATGATCTTAAAATCCTTTCCAGGTCTCTTCAAGTCTTCTCAAGTTTTGAGTTTCATGCTCTGTTTATTTATAAAAAATTTTTTAATTTTGTCTATTTTATTGTTTACAAACAAGGTGTATTATGGTATAATACGCATATTGGAAAAAGTGCAGTACATAGTACATAGTACAAAGGACAAAATTATGAATTTACTCTCCTCACCAAAACTACAATTGTTTCTACCATCCCCTATTATCCCCACGCCAGATCTCATTTCTCAAAAGTTTATTGAACCTCTTAGTGATTCCACTAAAAGATTGTTCTTACCAATCCCATTTGCAAGCAACGATAAACTTCATATCTCTCTCGACAAAGAAGGTAAGCGTTTTCTTTTTAAGTTCTATGCTTTAACTTCTGATGGCAGAGAAGTCACTTCCTCTTGGTTGTATAAAAGATTCATACAACGTATCCCTGAAAGAAAACTCGTTGTTGGTTTTGGTCTAGTTCAATTTCTTGTAGCATGCACAGATTTTACTGCAATTTTAACGAACGCACTTTGGGATAAAGATAGGTTAAGCTTTGAAGATGATGCGAAAATAGTTTATGACTATCTTTTGATTAGATTCATGAAGCAAACATTTAATTCAGAAATCAAAGCTAAATACAAACTACATAAAATAATCCCTGAAATGCCTGATGATTGGATTGATCATCCAAAGAGACCTCTGATGGATTCTCAGAAAGCAGCACTCGCTTCATCTTTATACGAAGATGGTGCAAACCATTGGGGTGAGCAAGGAACTGGAAAGACTCCTGTTATAATCTCAAGAGTTTGTTACGAAGCACATAGAGTCTACAAAAAAGAAAAACGTATGTATCGTGCATTGATCGTTGTTCCTAAGTGTGTGCGAATGAGTTGGCATAATAAGTTCATGGATTTCGCAGTACATCCTGGAAAGTTGACTGTTCTGCGAGGTGGTCAACTTGATCGCGTTAAATTAATGTGCGAAGCATTTAAACCAGATGATGACTGTGAGTACACTGTTGTGATTTGTTCGTACGGAACTATACAACAATCATGGGAAGCAATACGTATGGTAGAGTGGGATCACTGCTCATTAGATGAAGCCCACATGATTAAGAGTGATAAAACAAAGCGTTGGAAGCGCATTTTAGAACTTCGTGAAATTTGTAAGAGCAGATCAGGATTAACAGGAACACCAATTGCAAATAGTTTATTTGATGCATGGACGCAATTAGAATGGCTCGGTGAAGGACTCAGCGGATTTACATCATACAAAGCTTTTAGAAGTTATTATGGAAAGTTTCTTCCAGCTGATGAAAACCATCGAGAAATCTTAAATGGGTATAATAATCTTCCAATTATTCAAGAACGATTTGCACGTCTTTGCTTCATGATCACACGCAAAGAAGCAATGCCTGAATTACCTGGTAAAACTTATGATATTTATGAAGTAGAGATGTCAAAGTTTCAAAGAGAATGCTATATTAATTTGCAAAAGAAACTTGCTATTGAAATCGAAGCCGATATGGAACGATCTACCAATCAACAGCTTACTGCAAAAAATATCTTAACGAAGCTCCTTCGACTTTCACAAATCACCTCTGGATATATTAAATGGGATGCAGTAATCGATGATGCTGGTAATTCTACTGGCGGTAGTATTGAAGATATATTTCCTAATCCCAAAATTGATGCAGTTATTGAAATTCTTAAATCAAAAACAAAATTTGATAAAACCATTATCTGGACTAATTGGGTTCATGTAATAAAAACATTATCCAAAAGACTGGATGAAGAAGGAATCAAGCATGTTACATACTTCGGTGGAACAAGTGACAGGGATAGGGAGGAAGCTCAACGCCAATACAATGAAGACCCAAGTTGTAAAGTATTTCTCGGTAATCCCGCAGCTGGGGGAGTCGGCCTCGATTTGTGGGGACATATACCTGAGTGGGTAGGAACTACAAAAGATCATGGATGCAACACAACACAAGAAATCTATACCTCGCAAAGTTGGTCAATGATTCATAGAACGCAAAGTGAAGACCGTGCAGTGAGAAAAGGAACAAGAGTCTCGGTTATGATTACTGATTTAATTTTTCCAGGAACTATCGATGAAGAGATTGCATGTAGGGTTGTTGATAAGAAAATAAATGCAGTAAAACTGCAAGACGTTACAAACATTATGCAAAAGATTTTAAGTTATGTCCCCAGAACAGGTGAAGAGAATGTCTAAAGTATTCATCATTGAAGAACCACGACGATATATTGATGTTAGTTCAGCTGAAAAGTTTGGTGAGATAATTTATCTATTCAAACCAATGCAAAGGCGCGTCGGAGTATTCGATCATCCACGATATGGTCGAGCGGTATTACATCAATTATTAATCCATAATTATGATCCGTTGGTTGACTATCTGTGCATCGTTGGATCTTTAGTTACTGTTTCAGTCGCTCTTATTCCAATTTCTCAAAGTTTCGACAAATTTAAAATGTTGCTATTCAATAGCAGTAATAGTGAGTACATAGAAAAGTTTATGGATAAATCAGTTTGGAAAGGACAAAGCAATGAATGAACCAACGGCAGACTTGTATGATTTGATAATGAAATACAAGCTTATGAGGCAAACATATTTAGATTGCTACCAGTGCATCTCAATGATTCGAGACAAGATAAAAGCAAACAAATATACTATGCCTGATTTAGTAAATGTAGTGTATGTCCTACGTGACATTTCAAAATTCTCTGACGACCTACGTAAAGAATGCAATGGGGTAGAGCAGATTGCAATTAACGTTGCATGTGCATTATGGGTAACTTTTGGTTCAAGTATAAATATCAAAGCATCTCTAGCAACTGGTACTCCAGACATCAAAATCGCTGCTGCAATTCCAAATAAAAATCGAGAGCCTGAGAAGTTCAACGCATTGATGAATGCATTAGGTGTTGATCCCAAGGCAGTTGCAGACAACACCGTGAAACCCTACTGGCCTGGGATCATGGAGCATATTTCGAGTCTTGCAGAGCAAGGCAAACCACTACCAGCAGGAATTGACGCCGAGAAAACCTACACTCAATACAAAATGCGTATCACCCCCTATAAAGGGCTTGATGAATTGTTAGCTGTGTTTGAAAACATCTCAGGAAAGGATGAAGAGATGGAAAATGTATTAACCAAACGAAAATAACCAAAAATCAAAAATCAAAAATCAAAAATCAATTAAGGAATGAAACAATGGCTAAAACTAAAGATGTTAGTGAAGAGATTACAAAGATCACTCCAGACCTTTCAATGCCTCTGCCTGATTTTCTTGAAGGTAAAGATGTAAAAGGTCTTGAGGAATTGAAGCAGTACGTAAGACCTCCATATATTAAAATGGTTCAGAAAACTGCGGCAGCTGAATTGCTTGCAGCTTTTGGTGTTGGTGATGTGATTTTGTCACCAACTAATGCTGTAATTACAGAAATGGAAAGAGATAATAAAGGACGTGTTGTTGAAGGAACTATTTCAAAATTCAAATTTGTTCCTATTATATTTTGGGCTGAGTGGTGCACATGGAATCCATATAAATTGAAAGGTCAAGAACCTGCGATTATTTATCGTACGACTGATCCAAATGATCCCATCGTTGCAAAAGCTAAATCAAAACAACTGAGGTTTGAACCACATCCAAAATACCTTGAAGATCCAACAATGCAGATAAGACATGTCGAGCATTTGAATTTCTTAGTTTGCCTTTACGATCATGGACTAGGATCTGAACCCTGTGTAATGTCATTTTCCAAGGGAGAACACTTCTCAGGTCAGAAGTTTGCATCATTGATTAAGATGCGTAAAACTTCATTGTTTAATTGTGTGTTCGAAGCTGTTGTGGCATATCGTCCTGGAGACGGGTCAGGTGACTGGTATGGTTTGGATATTGAAAACCCATCAGATGCAGTACCTTGGGTTACGAAAGAAGAACAACCCATCTTTGAGCAATTGCACAATGATTTTGATAAGCTTCGGGTAGATTCAGAGATCCAAGCGACATATGAGCCTGAAGCTGGTGAGAAAGACAAATCGGCTGTCCCTCCTTCTGAAGAATTCTAAAGTACATCACATTGTAATTCGTGTCCACATAGCGACGGCACTTACTGTAATCCGCATGCACCTAGGTTTGTAGGTGTCGTCGCTGTTTCTTATACGGTTGAATTTAATGACAGAGCAACAACTACAGAGTATAGGATGTTTAGCCGAACTCGAACGGTGTGGTATACCGTATGAGTTTGCAACGGAAAATGAGGTTAAAGTCAAGTGTGTATTTCATGATGATAAAACTCCAAGTTGTTCCATAAATGTTAAGAATAATTTATTCAAATGTCACACCGCAGGCTGTGGTGCAAAAGGGGATTTAGTTTCCTACTTGGCTAAAGCTCTAAGCACTACCCGTGTAGTCATGTGGGAGGAGTTGTCTACACGATATGCAATTGAAAATATCAAGCCGATAGATACAAGTGCTGTCGAGCGATGGCATGAAAGTATATGGGCTGCAAAGCCTTTGTTGAAAGCTCTTCGTGATAGAGGAGTCACCGACACTGTAATTAGAAAATATAGATTAGGTTGTGATGATGGTCGAATTAGTATTCCAATTCCGAACGTAAACGGCGTAATAGTTAATGTCCGCCGATATCTTCCAGGAGCCCCTGGACCAGAGAAAATGAAAAATAAAAGAGGTCATGGTAAGATTAGACTATTTCCTCTTGAACAATTGAAGTATGGTAAAATAATTTTATGTGGAGGTGAGGTGAAAGCAATTGTTGCTGCTGCTAGATTAAACAAACACGGGATCGGAGCAATAACAGCAACTGCGGGTGAAGGTAATTGGGACATATCATTCAACCAATTCTTTAAAGGTAAGGACGTCTATGCTTGCACTGATATAGACAAGGCAGGTCGTGATGCTGCTGATTCTATTTGTGCAAGATTAAAGAAAGATGTAAATAAGATTTTTAATATCTTATTACCGTTAGACGTTGAAAAGCATCCTAATGGCGACATCAATGATTATTTTGGAGTGGAGAAAAAGACAGCACCAAGCTTTATAAAACTCATGGAGTCCACATCTGAGTGGGAATCAGTGTTCGAAGTTAGTTCGGAGATGAGCACAGAGATAATTGACTTGCATCTAAATCAAGCATCGCAAGCCAAGTACACAGGCAAACGAATCAGAATAAAAGCGACAGTGACTGCAATGGACACTGCCCCTTATGTTATACCGAGAAAGATCAAAGCTAATTGTGATAGAAATCAAAATGGATGCAGTATATGCCCAGTTTTTGCAAAAGATCCTGATGTAGATGGAATGGTTTCAATTGAATTACATCCAGAATCACCAGCTATACTTGAGATGGTAGCAGCAGGGAAAAGCACACAACGAGAAGCTTTAATGGATGGTCTACATATTCCAACATGCAAGAATGTAGAATTCAAGCCAGAGACATATTTTAATATCGAAGATATTCGATTGTCACCGCAGTTAGAAATCAGTTCAAGATCTGTTGATGATATATTACAACCTGCATTGTGTGTTGGTCATGGTCTTGAGACTAATGAAAACTATGAGTTCATTGGTAGGATGTATCCGCATCCAAAAACGCAACAAAGCATAATTCTAATCAGTGAATCAAAAACTACTGAAGATGCTTTGTCAAATTTCAAACCTGATGACAATGAGTTAAAAGAATTAGAAATTTTTCAACCAGATGAGTGGACTGTTGAATCAATAGATAAGAAACTCAAAAATATATATGATGATCTGTCTGCAAACATAACACACATTTTTGAAAGACAACCTCTTCATTTTGTAATTGACTTGACGTATCATAGCACGTTGTTATTTAAGTTCGATGGTAAGCTCACAAAAGGTTGGGTAGAGACTTTAATTACTGGGGACAGTTCACAGGGAAAATCAGAAGCGATTTTAAGATTAATGGAACACTATGGACTCGGCGAACGAATCGAATGTAAGAATGCAACAGTCGCGGGACTTCTTGGAGGACTCCAACAAGTCAGTTCTGGTAATCGGTGGTTTGTTACGTGGGGAGTCATACCTACTCACGATAAGCGTCTTGTCATCCTCGAAGAAATCAAAGGAACAAGTGTTGAAGTTATTGGAAAACTTACAGACATGCGTTCGTCAGGAGTTGCTGAAATTCCGAAGATTGAAAAGCGACGAACCCATGCCAGGACTAGACTAATAATGGTGAGTAATCCACGTAGTGACATGCCGATTAGTTCATACAACTTTGGCATTGAAGCTGTCAAAGAACTTATTGGTAGTCTTGAAGACATCCGACGATTTGATACTGTCTTAATCACTGCGTCTACACAGATAAAATCTGATGTGCTGAATAAACTACAAAAGTATAGACCACACGTAGAGCATAAGCACACAGCGAAATTAAGTAAGTCGTTAATTCTTTGGGCATGGACACGAACAGCTGAGCAAGTGACATTCACAGATGATGCTGTTGATTTTATTCTGGATGAAGCAACAAGACTTTGCACAATGTTCACAGAGATCATACCAATAGTTGACCGTGGTTCAATGAGGTTCAAGCTTTGTAGATTGGCAATTGCATTGGCTTGCCGGACATTCTCGACAGAAGATGGTGACTTGCATACTGTAATAGTACGACGATGTCACGTTGAATATATTACAAAATATCTTGAGAAAACATACTCGGAAAGTATTTTTGGGTATCGAGATTTCAGTAAAGCGATTAGTGCTACAAACAAATTATTAAATCCAAAGTTATTATCACAACGAATATTACAATCACCATTTCCTGAAGACTTTGTTCAGCAGTTGCTTTATACAAATCTAATTGAGTTCAGAGATATTTGTGACTGGTGTGGATGGGACAAAGGGCCAACGGCTCAGCTGCTTTCGCTGCTTGTTAGAAAGAATGCACTACAGCGCGACGGTCGTGGTTATCGCAAGACTCCAAAGTTCATTGAGTTTTTGAAAGAGTTGCTAGTGTCAGACGAAATGAAATTAAATGCTCGACCTGACTATGTGAATGAGGAGTTCTAAAATCAAATGTCTATACAACTAATACATGGTAATTGCCTTGAAGAAATGAAATCAATTCCTGATGGGTCAGTTGATCTAACTGTCACGAGTCCACCATATGATAATCTGAGAGATTACGGTGAAGATTTCAAAGGATGGGGACCACATATATGGAAACCATGTATTGAAAATCTCTATCGTGTTACTAAAATAGGTGGAGTCGTTGTATGGGTTGTTGGAGATGCAACTGTTAATGGGAGCGAAACAGGAACGAGTTTCAAGCAAGCATTGTATGCAATGGATTGTGGATTCAATTTGCATGACACGATGATATATGCAAAGCCTGGATTCTCTGCAGTTGGTACATTAATTGTTAGGTATGCATCAGTGTTTGAGTATATGTTTGTTTTCAGTGAGTGTAATCTAAAAACATTCAATCCAATCAAGGACAGGGTATGCAATTCGTTTGGATCAATTAAAAGAGGCACAATAAGGCAATCTGATGGATCAATGAAACGAATGAGTAATGAAGGATCTATTCAACCTGAATTTGGGCAACGGTATAATATATGGAATATTAATCCACAAAGTCTTAGAAGTATACATCCAGCACCTTTCCCAGAAAAATTAGCAAACGATCACATCATTTCATGGAGCAATGAAGGTGATACAGTTCTTGGACTTTTGTATGGGTAGTGGTACAACTGGTGTAGCATGCGTGAATTTAAACAGAAGTTTCATAGGCATTGAGTTAGATGAATTCTATTTTGATGATGCTGCAATTAGAATAGATCCAAAATATAGAAATCCTAAAGATAAAAAGATAGATGACATATTAGATATGTTTTTCAAGGAGTTTTAGGAAATCAGATGTCTATACAACTAATCAATGGCGATTGTCTTGAAGAAATGAAATCAATTCCTGATGGGTCTGTGGACATGGTTTTGGCTGATCCTCCATATGGTACAACGGCATGTGAGTGGGATAGTATAATTCCGTTGGAGTCAATGTGGGCACATCTGAGGCGGGTTATTAAGCCCAATGGTGCGATTGTCATGACTGCTTCGCAGCCGTTCACAACGACGCTGATAGGCTCTAACATGCCGTGGTTTAAGTATTGCTGGGTGTGGGATAAGTCTGCAGCCACAGGCCATTTGAATGCTAAAAAGATGCCTATGAAGGCTCACGAGGACATTCCAGTGTTTTATGCCTCACCTCCAATCTACAACCCCCAGAAAACAACCGGACACAAACGCAAAGTCAGCACTGCGGAACATAAACGGGGCTGTGTAAAAACAGATTGCTATGGAGAACATGGGTTGGTGGGCTATGATTCAACAGAAAGATACCCCAGAACCGTATTGCATTTCCCCACCGATAAGCAGAAGTGTCGGGTTCACCCCACTCAAAAGCCTGTCGCCCTGATGGAGTACCTAATCAAGACCTACACAAACGAAGGCGAGACTGTTTTGGACTTCTGTATGGGATCAGGTACAACTGGTGTAGCATGTGTGAATTTGAATAGAAACTTTATTGGAATAGAATTAGACGAATTTTATTTTGATGACGCTGCTGTTCGTATTGATCCGACTTATAGAAATCCGAAAGATAAAAAGATAGATGACATGTTAGATAAGTTCTTTGGAGAATGATTCAATGAAAAATTTAAAGAAAATCTATGAAGAATATCAAGTTGTATTTAGAGTGAAAGATTCAAGTCCTGAAAATTTTAAGAGATATGAAATAATACACGATAAATTAATCAGAGAATTGCGCGAGGTATGTAAACATGATTGGAGGCAGCATAATGAAACCTAAACCAATTTGTAATCTATGCCACTCAAGACCTAGTGAATACGATAAAGTGAATCATTGTAAAGAATGTCACAGGGCGTACTGTCGTGCTAGGTATGAATTAAAATTTACAAATAAAAGAATGGTTCTCAGAAGCAATGTGAATCGTGTTAGGTATTGGTATGCATGTATTGGTGAGATTCTTACATTGGAACGAAAAGAAGTAATACAAGATCTGATTAAAACAAGACGCTTAGAAATAGGAATGGTAAATCATGCCAGATAGTGAATTCAAAATAACAAAGCAACCACTGAAATGGTTCGGAGGTAAGTTCTATCTTGCTGATTGGATCATTGGATTAATGCCAAGACACTTAACGTACATTGAACCATACGCAGGTGGTCTTGCTGTTCTAATGCGTAAAGATCCTATGGACAAACGTCATCGATGGGGAATGGATGGAAGTGAGACTGGCAAAAGTGAAATTGTTAATGATGTTCATGGAGGTTTAACTAACTTTTGGAAAGTGCTTCAAAACGTCGATGCGTTTTCTAAATTCCAACGAATCATTGAAGCGACTCCATTTTGTAAACAAATTTGGGAAGAGTCTGAAGCTTTAATGATGCCGAATGGATCGCAGGATCTGGATGTCGATGCTGCTGTTGCGTTCTTTGTTCGATGTCGGCAATCACGCGCTGGTGCGTGTAAATCATTTGTACCAATGACTAGAAAATCATTATCATCTGGAATGGAAGTGTCATCATCATCATGGTTGAAAGTCGTTGAGAATCTTCCTGAAGTACATGATAGATTAAAACGTGTAGTAATTTTCAACGAAAGCGCAATTAAAGTAATCAAGAAGGAAGATGACTGGAAGACATTATTTTATTTAGATCCACCATATCTACATGAGACTAGAGTCTCAACAAAGGCTTATAAATATGAAATGACAGTTGATGATCACAAAGAATTATTGGATGTGGCAAATGACTGTGAAGCGTTTGTCATGATTTCTGGATATAGAAGTACATTATACGATGATGCTTTGAAAAAATGGACTCGACACGATAAAGATACAACAAGTGGATCAAGTGGTTTTCATGATAAAAGATTAGAATCATTGTGGTGTAATTTTGAATTAGATAGCGAAGGCGAATTGATATGATTTATTTAGCCGTACCATATACACACGACGATCCGCAAATAAGATTAGATAGATTCAATGCAGCGAATGCAATGGCTGCACGCTTAATGTGCTTGGGTCAAAATATCTTTTCGCCTATTAGTCACTCGCATCCCATTGTTGAAAGTATATCGAATAAAAACGACATGAACGATAAGATATATACGTGGCAATATTGGAAGCAATATGACTTTGAGATGTTGCGTATGTGTAGTGGTATGTATGTTCTTATGCTCGATGGTTGGAAAGATTCTGTAGGTGTGACTGCTGAAATTGAATACGCCAAAGAACTTGGAATACATGTGGAGTATTTAGATGGAGGTTTGATTCTATGAGCATTCAGTTAATACATGGTGACTGTCTTGAAGAAATGAAATCAATTCCTGATGGATCAGTTGATATGGTATTGGCAGATCCTCCGTATGGAATTGATTATCAGTCTAGCCGGCGGACGGATAAAAATCAGTGGAAAGATAAAATAGAAAATGACAAGTCACCATATATAGAGTGGTTACCAGAAGCTTTTAGGGTACTTGTAAATTCGGGGAGACTTATCTGATTTGAAAGATGGGATGTAGAAGATATATTTCGTAGAGAGATTGCAAACGTTGGATTCAATGTTAAGTCTCAGATTATATGGGACAATGTAATCCATGGTATGGGTGATTTAAAAGGTGAATTTGCCTCACAACATGAGAATATAATCTATGCCACTAAAGGTAGATATTGTTTCAGGGTAAATAGACCTCACACTGTAATGAGGTTTTGTAGAGTGTGTGGATCAAACTTGATACATCCAAACCAGAAGCCCGTAAACTTAATTGAAGAGCTTATTAAAGCTGTAACTAATGAAGGTGATACAGTCTTAGATTCTTTCATGGGTAGCGGCACAACTGGTGTAGCATGTGTGAATTTGAATAGAAACTTTATTGGAATAGAATTAGATGAATTCTATTTTGATGACGCCGCTGTTCGTATCGATCCAACATACCGAAATCCGAAAGATAAAAAGATAGATGATATGTTAGATAAATTCTTCCCTACTAAATAGCACCAGATATACAGGATACATTATGATTAACTTTGAAAACGGTGGTAGGTTGGTTCAAACTTTGGACGAGCTACCAAACCTAAAAAATGCTAAGTCTTTATTTCTTGATACAGAGTGTACGTCCTTTGATCCAAAGGTTAAGTCGTTTAAGCCATATCATGGGCATCGTGTCTGTGGTATAGGTGTCACTGCTGACGATATCAAAGGTGCTTGGTACATGCCGATCCGTTGTCATCATGAAAAATGGAACTTACCACTTGAAGGGGTGATTAATTGGGCTAGAGATACAATTAATTCTTGTGACGATTGGGTGAATCACAATGTAAAATTTGACGCACACTTTGTAAAGCAAGACAACATTGAGTTCGATTGTCGATTGGTAGATACTAACACTCTTGCAAAGATAATCAATAGTGACAGGTTTGCACATGATCTTGGTTCATTGTCACGAGATTGGCTTGAAGAAGATATTAAGTATTTAGATAATCGTTTACAAAATTATTTGACTGGATGTAAGAGCAAAGACTATGGTGACGTGCCTGGTGACATCATTGGAGAGTATGGTTGTCAAGATGTTTTGACTAATCGCAAATTGTATAATTATATGTTGCGTCGTCGACATGAACAGACTTTAGGAATATGGGAAACTGAAATCCTATTGACACCTGTTTTATTTGATATGGAAGTAGAGGGTCTTAATGTTGATCCATTAGAATTAGATCAAACTGAAATGGTTCTTCTGTATAAATTAATAAATCTCGAAGAAGAATTACATAAGCTAACTGGGTTTGCTATTCGTCCCCATACTAATGCAGATTGTTTCGAAGTTTTGTGTAATAAGTATGGCCTACCCGTTATGGGATACACTGACAAGAACGAGCCATCGTTTAATAAAGCTGCAATGCTTTCATATTTATCCTACCCAATAGTTCGTGAGTCACCTGAGTTGATGAACATTGTCACAAAGATCCAGAAGTACAGAAAGATGCATACTTTATATAGTATCTTTATTAAACCTTATCAAGAACATCAAATCGATGGGCTCATGCACCCATCTTACAATCAAATAGTTCGAACTGGTCGCATGTCATGTCGTCGACCAAACTCACAGCAATTGTCTAAGGAAGCAAAGGCCTTAATCCATCCACCAGAGGATCAAGAGATTCTTTCGTGGGACTATAGTCAAATCGAGTTCCGATTAATTATTTCGTACATCAAAGATGCAAAAGCTATTGCCGCATTCGCAAAAAATCCAGATATAGACTTTCATCAATGGGTTGCTGATATGTGCAAAATTCCTCGTGATCCGGCAAAGAACGTAAACTTTGCAATAGCGTTTGGTGGAGGCAAAGCTCGTGTTGTGTCAATGCTTTCACTTAATATGGATTTGGTAGGTCACTTAGCAGATAAAACCGACGCAATCATAGCAAGTGGAAAAGCAAATGTCGCTGCACGTGAAAAGATTTTTCAATTATTATGCAATCAACGTGGTGAGCAGGTTTACCAGGAATACCATGACACACTACCAGGAATAAAACGAACAACGAAACAAGCAAGAGATAATCTTATCTCAAGAGGATTTGTTTTCAATGCATATGGGCGTCAACGTCACTTACCTGAGAAAGCAAGCTTTCGGGCGTTCAACTCTATTATTCAATCTTGTGCAGCTGACATCATTAAAGAGAGAATGGTAGCAATGGCTCCGAGATATAATAAATTCATTAGAGATTTAGGAATTAAGAACTTTGCAAGTGTGCATGATGAAGTCGCAATGTATGCCCCGAAAGGTTTGAGCAAAGACGTGACAGCTCTTACTGAAATCAAATCACAATTTGAAGACACTGGAATTAAATTCAGGGTACCAATGCGGATCGCATGTGGAACGTCTGAAGAAAATTGGGCCATTGCAGGTGGCAAGAAGGGGAAAATTATAGTTCCAGATAAAGTGCTATAAGTCTTTATGCACACTATACTTACAGGATCACCCATTCTGGCGACTATAAGTCTAGCGTGCATAAGGACTTAGAAGCGTCCATACAGGCGTTTCTGAGGTGTCGTCGGGTCTATATATGCGATTATCCCCTCTATGGGAGTTTAATAGCCTGTCAATGCCGTATAGATTGTGGTGAGGCGTAGAACGTATAGTATACTATAGATACAGGCTGGATCTGATGGGATTCCCTGGGATTGAAATTTAGTGAGATATGAGTCTGTTGAAAAATTTTTTCAAAAATATCTATTTTTTAACTAGACAGGTTAAACTAATCAGTGTAAAATACCGATAGTAGAAGTAGAAGACAATTGAAAACTGAATAATATGAGGTTTTGAAAACGAGCCTAGAATAAAAAATCCGGAAACTAGTGATGATTAATGGTCTGCTAGATAACAAGATTAGTTTATCTCCAAAATCGAAACCAGCAAAGGAATGGTACTTTGTTGGTCGTCGTGCCTAAGCAACACGGCCTGATGAGAATTGCTTAAACATTCAATAGGAGATTGAAAAATGACTGAGAAACAAAATATCACCAAGGCAGATCAATTGAACAAAACAGCTAATTCTGCTTGGGTAAAGAAAGATAAAATCTGTGAACAGTTGTATCCTGATCGATATGACAAAGCACTGAAATCAGCCGACACGGCAGACAGTAACTTGTTTGGTTTTTTACGAGATATGGGACAAACATTTTCGGAGGAATTGCCTTTTTGGAATGATTTGTGTTTAGACTGGAATGATATAGGGGATTATCAATAGTTGAAACACGATGAAAGCCACGTCTTAGTGGCTCTTCATGGTCTGAGGATGACAGCTTGGAGATTAAAATAATTGTATCGGCGTGGTGAGTGAGTTACACTTTTAGTCAGACAAAGGTTCTGAAACACTGAATACCCTCACCTGGGACAGATGGCCCGTTTTGCTTGATCCAGGGAACTGAGCAGTCAAGTGGGGAAGACAGTCTTTGCCAATAAGAGTCGGAATTTACGCAATTCTTAAAGGATATGGACGTTGGTGCAATTATTGTTTATTAAATTTGGCATTTTTCATAGGAGATTGAAAATGTTACAAGGTTTAAGAGAAATGGAACGAAGAGCTGCAAAACGAATCAAAAACAATTCCAAATCATTATGGATACAAAACATCCTCAACTTATTTACTTAAGTCGAAACACCCGCAAGGGTGTCACCATGCAAGTGACTCTTCATGGTCTGATGAGACAAGTCAAACTTTTTCATAGGAGATTGAAAATGAAGAATGCAACCTACAAACTGTATCGTGAAGTTTTAGCTGAAGTCCAACAACGTGATGAAAAAACCCTTCATCGAACCACACAAAGTATTGGTGATTTGATGGGAACAACTTCTTTGCACAAGAATGTTATGCATATTTTAACAAGCGTAAAATATCTGACTGATAGATGTAAAGCTGATAACATCATGAATGCATACCACAACTATGGAGTGTTGAGTTTTGACTAAGTTTGTTTTGCCTAGGACACTCAACGGATTGAGTGTCACTGGTTAACCAAATTTTTCACTTTTTAATAGGAGATAGTATTATGACAACTGCAAAGAAAACAGCCAAGGTCGTCGACACCAAAGAAATCGCAAAGGTAAAGCGTGTCGATGCTGCAAAGAAAGCAAAGAAAGTTCGTTCTGATGCGATTAAGGAAATCGTCCATAATAATGCACGATGCGTTAAAATCAGAAACACCATGATTAATGTGAACGAAATTGAACTTGGTCTAGATGATCTCGGTCGAAAATATCAAGATCAACTTCACAAGGTTTTCTACCAACTGGATAAGATCAGCAAAGCTATGGCCAACGAGTTATATCTTGAATCAACAAAAGATGCTCGCGAAACCGCGAAGACAAATCGCAAGGGTGCACTGAAACAGAAAAAGCTTGACAAGATCAAAGCATTGGAAGCTGAGATTGCTGCAATGGACTAAGTTCACTTTGCCTAGGACACTCGACGGATCGGGTGTCACTGGTTAACTGAATTTTGTTTTATAGGAGATAGTACAATGACAGCGATAGTAACGACAATAAATTCTGTTAATCCAAATATCTACACAATGGTCTCTGTGTGGAGCGATCCTGATGATGGCTACCATATTGTAGATGTTGACGGAACTTGGTTGGTGACCATTTCGATGGGTGATGATGCAATGGAACGTGTCATCGAGTTCATCAAAGACAACGGCTTGAAAGTCGATGAAGTTTCGATTAATCAGTTCGAAGAGTTGAGAGTCTTTGGGGAATAATTCGAAGAATCAAATGACAGTTTTTATAGGAGATAGTACAATGAGAATAGAATTCATGTCAAGCAAGAGACATTGGGAAAATCACTGTAATCATGGAGATGGTTGTTTCATCGGATCAGGAAATTACATTCTTGTGCATTATAAGCATGAAGAGCCATTGAAACGTTGGATCGATGTTGATGTGTACGAAGATTCGATTGGCACAAGTGTTTGCATCAGATACGGAAACGAACCATCAGAATATATTTCTGCCGGACTGCTTGCAGACTTTATGTTCTCAGTTAATAAGAACGAGGATTATGGTCAAGCGTGGAGTATAATGCGAGAAAATGGTAAATTGTCTTACCATAAAAATAGTTGAGGTAGCGACATGACGCAGCGAGATAAATGGTGGATATTAATAGCAATTCAACTAATACTTTTATAGGAGACAGTACAATGCCGAATGAAAAGAAAATCTTTGCTTCCAGTCCAAAAATGAATCCGCAACGGCATAGTGACAAGTACTGTGGTGATTGTGGTTTCAAAGTTCGCGGCAAGCATCACGTCGATGGCCAACATCACAAGCAAGGCAAAAGGGGTCGTTGTCAGATTGGAAGTAGTTACTAAGTATGTTTTGCCTAGGGCATGCGAGGAAGCGTGTCACGGGTTAAATGTATTTTTATTAATGCCCTAACGGGTGATTTTACAATGCCCAACGGGCAAGGAGATTTAAAATGGCAAAACCTAACGCAGCAAAGGCACCAGTATCAGCACCGAAGGTCGATGACAAGACCACACCTGACAAGGTTAATGACAAGGCTGAAGATGAGTCACTTGCAAAACCAACACCTGACAAGGTAAAGCGTGTAACAAAAGAAATCTTCGATAAGGTCGGTGATCTCAACCCTGGAGTCTATCCTTTTAAGGTTGCTGTTCCTGAAGGGTTTGATTTCAAGATTCATGTAAACTTGAAAAAGAAGGATTATGTTGGTGATCATCTGTACTTTGAAATGCGGGCGGTTGGTGCAGAACTTGCAGTGATTGCATTCCGTAAATTGGCTGTTGAAGCTGAGAAGATGGGATCAACGAAGGATCGTGCCAAGGCCAAGAAGCTTGTCAAGATGACATCCAAATTGAGCGAGCTGAAACAACAGTTGATTGCAGTTATGGGTGAGGAAGCCGTCAACAAGATGCTTGAAGTATCCGAGAAGGACGACTAAGCCGAGGGTTGCGTGTTGTGTGTTGCGTGTTGTGTCGTGGGTACTTTGTGCCCACGACACATTTTTATAGGAGATGAATATGAAATTAAAACCAGCAGAAATAAAACAGAAAATCATTTCATTGAAAGAGTCAATGAAACTCGATGATGTGATAGTCAAGACGAATCTCTCATATCTTGACGTTGATCAGTGTAATGAAAGAATCTCTGAACAACAAGTAATTTTAGATGAAGCTAATCATAAAATAGAAAAAATACAATCTCAATATGACAATGCTGTCATGGAGATTGGTAAAATCGAACGAACTCAACGATATGACAAACGTCAAATCGTTCTATTGGAAAATTACGCAAAGATTCAGAAAATAAAAGATCTTGTAGAACAAATTAGAAAGGAGAAAGCTGATGGCACTGCAAATACAAATCACGGCGAATAAAACCAAAATCATCCTAAAAAAGGACGGTGTTGTGATCGCGGATATAGCAATCGCTGACTCCTCAAATCAATCAACAGCGACAATTTCAATCCAAGCCCCGAAAGATGTGAAAATCGAACATGTGAACATGTAATAAGAAACTCTCTTATGACGAGCCACGCACCGACGTATCAATCACGTCTGTGTGTGGCTTTTTTCGTTTAACAAATCTACGGTGTCACCATATAGTAGACAGACCTTGTTTTGTGAAGGAGAAATATCATGGGCAACTAAAGGGACGCCGTAACCAAAGCGGTAATTTAAAGTGTGGCTCAAATTAGGATGTGCGATTATTGATTAGGCTCGTAATCGCACATCCGTTTTTATAGGAGATAGTACGATGGATGAATTTAAGACACCGAAATCATGCGGGAATTGTGGAAGATATAAGACTTGTAAGACGCGTGGAATCATTAATCCATGCGACAATTGGCAAGCTGTTACGAGCATTGGAAGTGCGTTACCAAAGACAGATCAAAGTTACATCACACCTCCAATAGCAAAGGCACCAAAGGTAGATACTCGTGAAATTGTTACACAATCTATTATATTTCCGCAGATCAACAATCCGATGTTTGATATTACAATTGACGGGTTGCGGATCATTGCTACAAATGAAATAGTACTGAGTGATGAGCCGGTATTTATTCTACTTGGTAGAAGTAAAAACGCTGGTGCGTGCCTGCGAACGTTTCAATCTCAATTTGAAATGACGTCCGAAGATCATAAAAACATGGATGCTAGTATAGAAGATTTCAGGGAATACAAAGAGGTGAACGACGATGATGATAATTGATACCAGTATGGTAGTTCGACGGTGCTATGCTAAAATGGATTTTCTGATGGCATCAACCGGAGTAAAAACAGGCATTGAATTTGGAACGTTAAGAATCATTGAAAGTCTACAACGAAAATTCCCAGATCAAGAAATTGTTCTGTGCTTAGATTCTAAAAAAAGTTGGCGTAAAGACAAATACCCAATGTACAAAGCAAATCGTGGTAGGGTTCCGTCAGACACCTATTACAGTCGTCTTGAAGTATTCATTAAGTTTTTGAAGTGCGTATATGTCACTGTCGAAGCCAAAGGCTTTGAAGCCGATGATGTGATTTACAAAATGTCGCTACAACCCGGCAAGCATTACATTTATTCCAATGATCACGATTTACTACAAGCTGTTGGAGTAAATGTCACAATGCTTAAATCATTTCAAAGTAAGCTGTATCATTGGGACGCTGCGAAAGTTCTTGAAGAGTATGGTGTGCCTCCAAAATACCTCGCAGAGTACATGTCTTTCACTGGTGACAAAGGTGACAATGTAATCGGTGTTCCTCGAATCAAAAAGAAGTTCCTTGCGGCATTAATCATATGGTGTCATGCAAACAACAAGACTATTAGTGAGATGCTTGAAGAATTCAAAACTGCTGAGTGGGGTGTACTTCTTAAAGCGAACGTCGCAGCGTTTATCGACACAGGCGAGTTTCATAAGAATTATGAATTAGTGAAACTTGGTGGTGACGTTGAAGCGATGTTAGTTAATCAACCAACGAATGATGAAACGTTTATCGTTGAACGTCTCAAACACTGGGAGATATTCTCGTTGAAATTAAGTGCAAAGTATGGAGTAGTTGGAAATGAAGAATTTTGAAAGGACATAATATGTGGACTCATGAACGTTTGAAGCCGAAGAGCTGGAAGGGACAACCAGTTGCTATTAAGCAGCAGAAATATAATGGTCATCGCTTCACAATGTATAAGCAAGACGATGGTCAACTCGTTGGTTTTGAAAGAAATATGCGACCAGATCGTGAAATCACATTGGTTCGACCAGACATTGTAAAGTATCCATGGTGGAGAAGTCTTGTAGTGAATTTACCAAAGTGCTCATCAATAGATGGTGAGCTTTACGTGCCGAACGGCAATGCAGGTGATGCAACAACGGCGATTGCAAATTGTACAGACAATCTTGAATTCATGGCGTTCGCTATGCCGTGGTACAACGGTGAAGACTTGCAGCATATCGACGTGAGTACGGCTAGAAAGCTTGTGCTGGACGTCGGTGTGAATTTTGCAAAGCCACTACCAATTCTACCAACTGACACTTTCGAAAGTTTGTGTAAGCAGGCTGTTGAGCTTGAATATGAAGGGTGGGTACTCAAGCAAGCAAACTACCGAAGGTGGTATAAAGTTAAACCTCAAAAAGAAGTTGATTGTATTGTCACTGGTTTCGTTGACGGAGAAGGAAAGTATTTCGGACTCGTTGGGTCGTTGAAGGTCTCAGTATATATAGATAAGCCTATTCCTATGCTTTGTGATGGGCCACCTGAGTGTGGAAGCAGTCGTGAGCTAGTTGAAATTGCCAACGTATCTGGAATGGATGATACTACCAGAGTTGAGATCGATGAAGAGAAAGATCTTGGTCGTGTCTGTGAGGTAGAGTACCAAGAGGTGGGGAACGGTGGTCGGTTAATTCATGCACATTTCGTTCGATGGCGCGATGATAAACCTGCTAATGAATGCGTTGTCAGTAGGATTGATTTATAAGCCACTGGGGATATTCTGGATCGTTTTATCAATAAACCAGTATAGATACATGTCTGGGGCACTAAAAGCCCTTAGATTGTCCCGTATGACTCTAGAACTTAATCTGGTTTTGATAGGAGATAGTACAATGTATACAGTAGGAAATAACGAGTTGATTCGAACATTGCTCGACAAGGAATTGTGCCCTAATTGTGGTGAGTTGCATGAAGTTTGCTATGGAGACAAAGTCAATAGTGATGGAACAAAAACCCCATCTAAATTAATCGCATTTATAAGGTGCGGTGAATCTTCGTATCTAGTCGGTGTGAACAATAAATTAATTTTGAAAAATAGGAGATAGTACAATGCTAAAGAAAACTTATATAACATTTGGTCAAGTCCATGTACACAGTGTCGAAGGAATGACATTCGATAGAAATTGTGTTGCATGTATCACTCATGATGGGAAAGTGAATGGCAGCGACATTGCATTCGAATTGTTTGGTGGTAATTGGCATCAGAATTACACAGAGATTCCTGGTGCTAATGTAATGAAGTACTTTCCTCGTGGGATCATTGAAGTGAAGGAAGTATTTTATCCAAAAATCACTGAGAACATTGATTGAGGTAAATGAATAATGCAACGAAATAACATATTTAGAAAGCCTCTTCAGTTTTTAGAAGACGTCGGTGAATGTACCATAGAAGCATTTGATGAAGAGTTTCCTATATGCAGTAAGTCTTTATAGCATGCTATGAAATGTCGAGGCTTGATTGAATATGATGCGGCTATGAAATATATTTACAAAGTTGGAAGGGTTCCATCATGACAACAATTCGAATACCGTTTTATATCGCTGGTTTCGATAGGCACTTGCTTGACAATGCGATAGCATTTTTCACGGGTCTAGGTAACTGGGGCACACCTCCGGTTAGTCACACTGAAGTTTGGTGGACTGATGTAGGTAAGCTTTTTGCTTCAGGGGAATGCTACACAAGCACAATGCGTGGCAAGAACAACGGCACAGTGATACGACCAGCTCATGAAGTTATTCAGAATCATAAAAGGTGGTTGTATTTTGAACTGTGTGTCCCTGATGATCTTTATGAGCGTGCAAGGTATGTAGCCGACATCGCTGCTATAAACAATCATGGCTATGATAAGTGGACTATTGCATCGTTTTTCTGGTTCAAAAGATTTGGTAAATCCAATCAAGAGATTTGCTCCGAAGTTGCATATAGTTTTCTGTATGATTGTGGAGTGTTTACTACCAAGGGACTATGCCCGTCACCTCGTAGATTATGTCGATGGCTTATGAACCTTGGATTGAAACCAATTTACATGAAGTAAGATTTTTAAAGGACAAAGTACTATGAAACGAATTTATAATGTAGTTCTAGTCGCTGTAATGATTGTATGTGCATTTTATATTGGTTATTATTTTGGAAGTCAAAATGATCTTTCATCCTTCGAAGCCGTGACTGCTGAGATACCAGACAATCTTAGTCCCAAAGCTGAGGTTGTTCGCAGTCACGGTTTTATTCCTGAAGTGAAATATCCATTACCTGATTGGTTTATTGACAGTTTAATATCGATTGAATCTAAGGGTGATAATTCTGCTGTAGGTGATGGAGGAGATGCTATAGGAGTTCTACAAATAACCCCTATCTTCGTTAAAGAGTGTAATCGCATTGCAAAGATCTATAAATTAGATACTGAGTACACATTAAAAGACCGATGGGATGTGTGCATAGCGATTGAGATGACTCAATTACATTCTAAACACTGGGGAAAGCATTTTACAAAGAAGTATGATATTGGGTATCCTGAGCTTATTCAGATTCATCGTTGGTCTGCCAATTGGAGATCTAATAAAATGAATAACATAATTGACAATCAACGAGACATTGAATTCAAAGAATATGTGGAGTTTGAATTATGACTAAAAAGAAATATGCCTGCGATTTAAAAGTTGGTGATACATTTCGTTGGAATGGATGGAGATTCACTGTGATATGGGATGTGGGGATTAGCTGTAATAGATTTTTGCGGCATGAAGGATCAGGAGAGGACATTTTATGTAACTGTGGATTCGATGAGGATTTTATTAACAAAGCTTTGGGTAAAGGAAATAAAATGAATTGCCCTTTCTTATTTAGATCACCGATATGCGGATTCACAGGCCCAATTGAAGCCTCATGTGATGGTAGTTTTGAGCAATGCAAATCGAATGGGAACGAAACTCGCTGGGGTGGGCATTTTGAGACTAAAGGAAATAGTGAGATGACGAATCAAAGAGAAAAGTATGCTAGATTGTATAATGTATGGAAGAAACTTGGTGATCGATGTTTAGATGATCGGCAGATCATTACGAACGCTGGACATAAGAATGTTCTACGATGGCTCTTTGATGGTACACGACGTTTTGAACATGACGACGCTGTGTGGGAATTGAATGGATTATATTGCCTTGCAGATTTTTATAATATTCCTGAGACTGCTAAGCCTGTGGAATACATACACCCTGGAACTCTGGAACTAGTTCGTGTCGCATTGGACAATGGGTTCAAGGTTGAAAGATCCTTGACTAAAAATGGGGTCGTTTTCAAGTGGGCTTTGACTAAGCGAGTGCATGACGACTATCTTACGTGTCGGTATCGGATCATTGCTGGTTCTGGTAAAGAATTGCCTGAGATCCAAAATAGAAATATTAAAAAGGTGCTTAAAGATATGATTGAAAAGTTGGAAATGCTTTAAGCCTGGACCTGAAATATTTACAACGATTATTTTAAAGGAAATAGTACGATGAACAAAACCGAATTGATTGAACATATAAATAGACTCTACAAAGAAGACTTAAATGCTATTTCTAAGTTGCCCGATGATATTGTTGAAGTTGAATATGTAGGGAGATATTATGTCTCGTTTAAATACATGAAAACATTGGATGATGTATTTAAAGTTCTCCATATACTTCGTAAAACTCTTGGGACCTACAAATTAAAAAGTTATTCAACCTTTGATGGGTATACATTAGAAATCTGGTATAAGTTTGAATCACTGAAAGACGTTACTTTTAAATTCAACTGTCGAGATACTGAAAATGCATTAGAAGTCTTATCACAAGGTAAATGCCAACTTGTTGAGCGGAGTCAACCAATGAGAAAAACCGTTGTGTGTGGAGCTTAAAATGAGTTATAAACTTTGTGTGGTGACTACTGTGATCGTAGAAACTTTAGACGCGATTCAAGAAGTATTGAAATCTTCGAATAGTGGTAATGTGATTGCTAGAGACGTTGTCAACACTGGAATCTTTGTGAGTCATCAAAATGAAACTAGCGCGACTACCATGGAGATCGCTGAGGTGTACGATGGTAAAAGTTCTGGCAAGAAGTGACTCGTATAAAGTGGATCTCAGAAGCTCGTTGTATTTGACGGACAATGCCGTGACGTTTGATGGATTTATTCTATGTGATGGATCAAAGTGGGAAATACTCCAAACATGCGCACAGAAATTTACCTATGTTGACGTGAAACAACTGAAACATCGATTTAAGATCGAATTGAATCGCGTAGCAGGCCAACAGGGAATGGATGCTGCTGTGATACAGTGGAATTATGAAACTGTGTCGATGGAACTTGATATGTATGAAGGTAAATTATTAGTTGAAAGGAATGTTGTATGAAAAAGTCATTGTTGATGTTGTTTGTATTTTGTGTGTTAGTCACACCTGTAGCCGCTGATTTGACATTTGTGTTTGGGGATGATTTCTCTGGAGTGGAAATCGGTAAGAGGCTTGGTTGCTTCGAGGTTGGAGGTTTTGTCGGAGTTGATTATTTTAGTGGTGGGAATAATCTTGAACACATGGATGTTGACACTGGTGGGAACCTGGCAGGACCAAATGTTAAATTACACTTACTACCAGATGATTATGCCATTGATCCGTTTATCGCTACATCATGGTTATTTAGAAATGGTGTAGTATGTGTGCATGATGGTATAGTGATGCTTGAAGCTGGTGCAATGATTCGGGTTTGGAAAGATTTGAAAATCGGTGCTTCGTGGATTACTTCTGATGATATACCACAGGATGATTATTTGATGATTCGTGTATCACCGTTGGAGTTTTAAAGTAGGTTAAAAGCCTCAGAGTACATACACAAGTGCGTGCTCTGGGGCTTGAAGGATTAAGATACAACATGAAAATGAAAATTGAACTAAAAGAAATGATTAAACAAATTTTATTGATACTAACAACAAGTGGATGGTGGGCTTTTGCACGATGGCCCATGCTTGGAGCTGGAGATGCAAGAATAGGTATGTCAATACTGTTTGGTTTATTACCAACAATCATTCTGGTAGTATGGCTTGTAACGTGGTGTGTAGATGAACTTTAAGAACGAATCAATGTTTACTCGGTGGTTTTGCCGGATGGTGACTGCACGAGGAGCGAAAACGATTGCTATTGTTGGATCAATGCGACAAGAAAACGGAATTAGTGATAGATATATCGCACATTCTAAGTTCCGTGGATGGATTGAATTCAAATATAAATGGAATTGCTGCAGTCCACTACAAAGGCTTTTCTTAGGAGATATGAAAGCTAAACACGAT